CACGATACAATTCTGAGGTTAGGCAAGGATTGACTCCCTCTGATGATATTGTCGCTCTTGACGCTTACATACAGGCATTGAGAGATATCCCAGACCAAGCTGGATTTCCTTGGAACGTGGAGTGGCCTACGTTATGAATTACACAGACCTCTTTTCCATGAGCGGATGGCAAACCATAGGGGATGATACTCAGTATTTGATTCACGAAACAGAGAACGAGTATGTCATTGCCTTCTATGGTTCAGATTCAAAGGCAGACTGGAAAAACAATTTTGCGTTCAGAAAGAAACCCTACAAAAACATGCCTGTTCCATTCTCTGTCCATAGAGGTTTCTTGAAAGCATGGAAATTGATTAATGACCATTTCATAAACCTCGTGAAAGACATTGATAAGCCAATCACGATTATCGGGCATTCATATGGAGGGGCAATAGCTACACTCTGCATGGAAGATTTATGGTTTCATTATCCAGAAAAACGAGGGTCCTTGAAGCTCATTACGTATGGTTCTCCCAGAATCATAGGGTGGAAGAATTATTGCAAAATCAAGGATAGGTGGGAAAATTCCACCATCTACTCAAACAGGATTGATTTAGTGTCTTGCTTACCACCATTCATGTTTGGATACAGGCATGTGAAAAAGAGGACGTTCCTCAAGAGCAAGCATCCAATGAGATTCAAGGAAAACCATATGATTTGGAATTACGAGAAGGGATGAGCCATTTCCAATACCATGGAAGGGATGGTTGTAGGGAGTGGGTTTCTGATAGGTCTTTCGGCTATAGGAGGGTGATGGATTGGAAATACCGATGCTACGGCAGGTTGAGTTTACAAAAGGGCATTTCGGATTGGCACTGTTCAGTGACATTCATCTGGGTGCCACCGACATCCAGGAGGACAAGCTCAAGGACGACCTGAAACGCTCGTGCGATGAGGGTAGGCGAATCCTGTTCAACGGTGATATTGTCGAGGCAATCCTACCCATGGACAAGAAACGATATACCCCCTCAAGGGCGATGAGCCAACGGGATGATGTGCTCAACGAGATGACCTACTATGCTGTGGATTTTCTTGCCCCATACGTTGACTATATAGACCTCATTGGCACAGGAAACCATGACGACGCTCCCATCAAATACAACGGATACGACATCGTGGGAGCAATCGTAACCCTGCTCAACACCAAGCGATCAAAGACCTTGGGCAATATCCACAGGGCTGGTTATCAGGGATATGCACGCTACTGCCTTGCAGACAACTACAAAGGCAGGCGGATGCACCACAGCACGTTCACCATCTACCATCACCACGGCGCTGGTGGTTCGGCTCCTGTATCAAAGGGAATGATAGATATAAACCGTATCGTGTATGCCCATGATGCCGACCTCTATTGGATTGGGCACAAGCATGTGGGGACACACGACCCTTATATCATCCGTGACGGTCTCACCGTACAAGGCAATTACAAGGTGCGCAGGAGTCAGGCGGTGTTCACTCCTGGATACAAGAACGCAAGGAATATCAGCCCGAAAGAGGGTGGGTACAACTATGACTACTCAGACCATTTCTACAACATGCAGGCTTGTGGATATGCTGTTGTGGATATTTTTCAAGATACAAAGTCCAAGATGCTGAAAGAGGACTTCGAGGTGGTTTCCCGATAGGAGGGTAATTATGATTGATTTTCTGATTGCATTGGCCGTCTCAACCGTTGGGGTGGCTTGTCTCATGGAGATGCTCAAGGCTACGGTCAACAGCATCCGAGTTGCTGTGATACGCAAGAAGGTCGGCTACGGGGCTGAGAAGGATTTCCCCGTGCCGTCCTACGTCTGGTGGATTGCCGCAGGGTTGCTGTCCATCGGTGCGACCATCCTTGCATGGAAATCGGTGCTTGCATCCGAGGAACCGGTGACAGCCCTGCTCTCCATTCTCACAAGCGGTTGGTTCCTTTCTGTTTGGATCCCGATTGTCTGGTGGGTGCAGATGCAACTCGACATGCAAGTAATCAAGAAGTACGCCGTGCCGATTCTCAAGAAGGTGCTGGCGAAGAAGCTGGAGGTGGATTATGATGATTGACACTATATTTTTCCTCATGAGGAATCCTTGGGTGCTGACACTGCTCCTTGCCCTCGCTGGGCTGTTGGGCATCTCTGTGCAATCCTCACGGCTGAAGAAGGCCAAGCAGAAGGTTGAGGATGAGAAAGCCCATGCAGAGTACGAGAAGCGTCTGAGACAGCAACAGCAACAGCTTGTGGCTGACTCCGAGAAAGCGAAGGAGGAATACTCCGATGAGAAGGACGAGGCGGTCGGCAGTGTCGTCCCCGAGATGGAGAAGGCTAAGGCTGTCCCCAAGGACAAGCAGAAACCCTTGGGTGAGGATATCAAGACGATGGCGAAGGCGCAGGCCGAGCGTATCGCAAAGCGGAGGGCGAAGAAATGAGGAAAGTACTATTGGCGCTTCTCATGATATGTGCCATGTTGCTTGGCGGGTGCAAGACGGTCGAACCGGTAGTGCAGCAGAAGGTGGTAATCCCAGACCTGTCCACCATGCGGGTCGATGTCTACGAGCTATTTCCTCTCATCGCCGAACCGCAGACGGACGCAGACCTCATGTACAATTCTCTGGTGAACGAGCTGGCAGGTGTCCTTGAGGGGGCGTATGCCGACATGCTTGAGTCACAGATTGAGGGGGTGAGGCTGACCTTGGATGAATAGGCGTGTCCACTCCTGTCAACTATAGACTTAAAGACTCTCATCTTTTTCGGGTCACTTTCGGGTGGCCCGATTTCTACCCCCGAAAAAACTGATGGCAGGTTTGATGGCAAAACGCTTGACCACTGTGGTCTACACTAGTCACATGTAGACAACAAACAACCCATAAAAAACAGTTCTGTGGCGAGTCTAGACCACTTTAGTCTGCTACAGGCTAACAGGTGTTTACCTTCACACGGTAGAAGTCAGCAGTTCAAAACTGCTCGCGCCCATAGGGTATCTAGTTACAGTATAAGTAATTAGATACCCTTTTTGTATCAAAATGCCCAAAACACGCTTTTTTGGTGAAAATTCTGATGGCTGATTGCCATATTGGAAGAGGGGGTGTATACTTCACCTAGGAGGCAAAATGATGCCAAAAAGCACCGCTGATTTTAAGTATACCGTATTCGAGCGTGAAGGGTACGGCTGGTACTTCCAGTACGGTGTCGGTGACGGCAAGAGAAGCCCCATGCTTTCGGTTAAGCGACTGGTCAAGAAGATGGGACTGGAAGGCGAATACCCGAAGCTCAAGAACAGAAAGATGTGTGAGCGCATCGTGGTGCTCGCCTACGAGCGTGGGTTCATCCGCATGAAGCGTGGCTCGAAGGAGAAGCTCGCCGACTACCTCACCGACTATTGGGATTTCAACGGACAGCGTATCAAGCGCAAGAACCGCATGGTCAACGGCAAGGGTCATGAGTCGGTATCCGAGAACTACGCATCCATCATGCAGGGGTACATCAAGAACCATGTGGTACCGAGGCTCAAGAAGGATATGACAATCGAGGATGTCACACCTCGCTTCGTGAGGGACTTCATGCACCGTCTGGTGGACAAGGGTGAGCTTGCGAACGCAACCGTGGACAAGATCATGGTAGCATTCACCAAGCCGCTCAGGGACGCTTGGAAGGATGACATGATCCATGAGAACCCGACCAAGCTGCTTGACAGTATCGACACCACCCCGGAACGCATGAGGGGTATCCTCACCAGGAGCGAGTTCCAGAAGGTGCTCGTACTGCTCAAGGACAAAGCCACCGAGCACACCTACCTAGCAGTCCTCCTTGCAGCCGCCACGGGCATGAGGCTTGGGGAGATTCGCGCCCTGAGAACCACCGACATCACCATCATCAACGAGACGGACTCCATCGTCACCGTCTCAAGGTCATGGTCGGTGAAGGGTGGCGAGAAAATCACCAAGGGCAAGAAAGAGCGGTTCGTACCCTGCCCCACATGGCTGGCCGAGAAGCTGGCCACCCTGGGAAGGTTGAACTCCTATGGGACGGACATGGTGTTCTGGTCGATCGTGGAGACGAAGGACAACTCGCCCGTATCATCCAACTACATCCGTGAAACATTCTACACGTTCCTTTACGACGTCCTTGAGGAACAGGCTGGCGTGAAGGTCGGGACGATGGTGGAGGACACGGATGCAACGGAACGCGGCAGGTTCAACAAGGAGGGCAAGCCGTTGATGGTGCGTGCAGGCGAGATGATGAGGCGCGGGCGCAACATCAGCTTCCACAGCTTCCGGCACTTCTTCAACACGGAGGCTCAGGCACTTGGGGCTGACGGGGACAAGCTGAGGCTGACCGTCGGGCATGAGAGCAAGGCAATGACCGACAACTACACCCATGCGGAGAAACGGCTTGATATGGTCAAGTCGATTGCGGATATTTCGCACCTCATCGTTGGTGAGGCGGAGATAATAGATGATTCGGAAGAACCTACTGAATGTAAACGTTTACAGAAAAAGGAGTAAGAGTGATGATTAGTGAAATGGTAAAAAATGAGTTGAAGAGAACTGATTTGGAATTTGGGGATTACATCGTATATCGGAAACTTATAGCCGATGCTGATAAAATCTCTACCGAGCTTGTTGTGGTTGATGACCAGAAGAAGGCCGACGAGTACATGAAATGGTTGTTTGGTAAAGATGCAGGCATTACAATCACGCCGTCTTATGAGCATGACAACTATATGCTCATGGAAGTTCACAGTCAATACAAGGCTGGTTATGGCAAGAGAGAATACATACCCGTTGGGCTCTTCAAGGAAAACATGTTTTGGAAAGTAATATTCAGAAAGGTTATTAAGGGGTTTATCGTTGCAGAACTTGAGAGTGAATCTGAGAGGATCCCGCTCTCTGATTTCTATGAACTCATTGCAGGACCAGATGCAGTGCTTATTAGGTGAAACGGAGGTAGTGGAGTGAGTATGTTCATGTGGGTATTGTTTGCATTGGCTGTTGTTTGTGGAGTGTTGTTTGCTCGTTCATGGAGAGACATGCCGTATATCGGATGGGGGAATTACGTAGGATTGTTCTTCGTAGGGTTCTTGCTGACGATTGCGGTGGTAGGGCTAATGGTCATGTTCGGATTATTGTTCTTGTATCTAGGGGATTATACATGTCTATGACCCTCTTATGGTCTGTTTATGGCGATCATCACACAACCTGCGCCTGTGGCTTCTCTGCTGAGGTGATTGAGTCAAAGAGGGGTTGCACGTGGGCTGTGTACGTGAAGAGGGGAATGTTCCTGGAGGAAGGATCAGCCCATTCACTCAAAGAGGCCAAGGCGATGGCTGAGGCGTCCCTTATGGGATACATATATGAAGCGGAGGGAATCGTATGACCGAGTTGATGAAGCAATATGAAGCGGAAATGGATGAAGTGTCAACATGGACTTGGCACAATAAAGAGTTCGTAACTGACGATGTGCTTGATTGGGCATGGGAGAAAATACAAGAACTCCAAGCCGAAAACGCCCAACTCACAGAGCAAACTGTCGAGAAATTCCAAGAAATCATCCGCAACCAGTGTGATGAAATATCTGCACTGAAAGACCAACTCCGCTGGAGACCGGTGAGTGAGAAGCCGGAGAAGGATGGGTGGTATCTTTGTAAGGTTCAGTATGTTGATAATGCTATTGGCGAAGAAACGGTCCATTTTGACGGTGAGCATTTTGTGTTCAGTAGCGTTGTCAAATGGCTCCCCATCCCACCAACACCAGAAGGAGAATAAAGATGCTAGTAGATAAAAACGGTAGGGAGATAACTGCTGGGTGTAAGGTTCTATGGGGTGATACTCTGTGTGACATAGATTGGGTAGGTGAAAGCCACAGGAAGGAGGTGCAAGAGCTTTGTGCAAAGCATATGGAAGTTGTTGACATTGATACAGAAGGGGAGTGCAACCTAAGACTTGAATGCAAAAGAACAATTCAACCGTCCCAAATTAAAGAATGGTTGAACATCTCACCACCAGCACCAGAAGGAGAGTAGAAGATGGAAAAGACTGAAATGATGAAGCGGTATGAAGCGGAGACTGGGTTCACCGATGCAATCGTCATGGTGAAGATTGGGTTTGCAAAGCTGTATTTCCCATCACTGGCTTATGTTCAGTGGATTGAGGAACGGTTTGCCAAATCCGAAGCCAAAGCCCCAACATACGGCAGGCTGATGAGTGGTGGAATAAAAACCCCAAATGATATTGTCAATTTTTTCGGTACACCAGGCTTAATAATCGATGATGGCGATCTGATCCTTTTAGACGATAGACCGATTGTAGATATAGGTTTTAATGAAGACGGCGAACCATACGATGATATCAGAGGAGCAAACCAGATTGGATACATTGAAGGCAAGTTCGATGCTTCTGAGTATGAGGACGGAGTTGTTTTGCCCGATGGATGGGAGGAAGACAATGGAAAAGACTGAAATGATGAAACAATTTGAAAAGGAAATGATTTGGTCACTAGAGCAAGCTAAAAAGGATTACAAGGAGGGAGTATTTAGAACTGCTTACATAGAATGGCTAGAGTCAAAACTAATTCAAGAAGAAACTGTAACAATTCCAATAAATTATTACAATGAATTGCAATCGATGTTAGAAGAGCTATACAATGTAAATGATAAACTTACATTCCTTGAAGCTAAATTTTTGCAAGTACAAGAAAAAGCTGAAGCCTATGACAGACTTATGAGTGGTGGGAAGAAAACGCTCAAGGAGTTGGCGAACATCTTCGGCATGGTTGTGGCTGTGGATATGGATGGCGAGGCTTGGGCGTTCTCTGGGGTGCCTGTGATAGACAGGGAGATTTGGAGAAACAATGAGGCTCATTATGGGCAAGGCGCGTTTGAGATACCCAAAAAGCTGGTGGAGTTTGATGGCAACTGGAAAGATAGTCTCACACTGCCTGACGGATGGGAGGAAAAACAATGAAAGAATTTAACTGTGCTGATTGTGAGTTATGTGGGAATTTGGACTCAGAAAAAGGGTGTTTGGTAGAGGCTCAATCCATCCCTTGGGGTTACGAGTGTCCAGATTTATGCGGTGATGCTGTACTACTTGATCCAAAAACACACCCGATGGAAGCACAAGCACTGATTGAAAAGATTTCGACAGCGACCAGATACCGTTCTAAGGAGGAACAGCATGGAAGAAACCAATGAGATTTATGAAAAGGTTGTCTCAATTCTTGAAGAAGGTGTGAAGCCGTTGGAACAACTCTACACAGGGATGGGAGCAAAATTTAGTGTTGAGGATGTGGGAACAATAGCGGAGACGTTCTTTGCCATCTATAACAAAATGATTGATTATTACAAGGAGTTGAAGTGATGGAAAAGACTGAGATGATGAAGCGGTTTGAGGAAGAGACGGGAGGAAGAAGCACTGGAGGTTTCACCGATGGATTTCATTGTGTCGGGATTGAGGTCTGGCACTTTGAGTACATCGCATGGCTTGAAGCCAAGGCAGAAGCCTATGACAGGCTAATGAGTGATGGGAAGAAAACGCTCAAGGAACTTGCAAACATTCTCGGTAAACCTGTTGCAATCGATATAGAAAACAGGTTGTGGTGGTTTCCAAAGAAGCCGGAAATTGGGTGGACTACATGGATTTGGTACGACAATCAGTTCGGGAGTTTTGGAGAAGAACTTCCAAACGGACTCATAGCCTACACAGGCAACTGGAAAGACTCACTCACCCTGCCCGACGTATGGGAGGAAAGATGATGGACTGGGAAAGAAAATATTACAGACTCTTAGAAGATTACAGGGACTTGGAAAGGACTGTTGAAAAACTACAAAGCTCAAACGCAAAGCTAGAAGATAAGCTATACGACTGTGAATGGAAAATTAGAAAAGAGCTTGAGCCACGAATAAAAAGAGAAGAAAGAAATTATGATGTATTCGTAACAAGTCCAGAGAGGGAGGAAGCATGAAAACAAAAAAACTTGACTGGGGTAAGAAGCAAGATGATGGATGTATCTATGCCGATTGTCCCCAAGGCTATTTTTGCATTGAAGTTGACGATGGATACTCGTATCAGCTTTTTAACGATGATGGGTATCCAACAACTGATGCTGAGGGTGCGGATTCTCTCAAGGAAGCGAAGCAGCTCTGTCAGAATTGGTTGCAAGAGATGGTGGACAAAGCGATGGAGTTTGTTGAGGATCAGCCAGAGAAGCATTGTGATATAGGGACGTTTGAGCACTCAGTACAGGTTGAGTGTCCAGATTGGCTATACGAAGACAAGAGACCTTATGTTGGGATAGACCGTTGCATTATGGATGAAATAAAATACTTATGGTCTAAGGGAATTAGAACATATGGCTCATGTTGCGGTCATGGTAAATTAGTTCCTATGGTTAATGTACATGATGATGATATTCCAAAGATGCTTGAAATGGATTACATAGGTGGACTCAATAAACACGGTGCGGCGACATTTGCCCTAAAAAGTCTAAACGGATGGGAGGGGTAATGCGTAAAAGAACAATGCAAGAGATAGCGGATTTCTTCGGATGTGCGGTAGCGCAGGACAAAGGTGCTCCACGCAGAAGGGGTGATGTGCACCTATATAAACCTGATGAACCGATTGTGCGGAAAGTGCGTGGTAGGTTTATTGGTTCAGAATACGGAAGGCTGAACCCAGACCTGGTGGACAGCAAGAGTGTTTGGAGCAATAGCCTCACCCTGCCGGATGGATGGGAGGAAGCAAAGTGAAAGAGTTCTGTTGCGCAGATTGCGAGTTATGCGGGAATTGGGATCCAGAGAGGGGGTGTTTGGTAGGGGCGCAATCCATTCCTTGGGACTATGAGTGCCCAGATTTTTGTGGTCATGATTCGACCGATGGATGGGAGGACAAGTAATGAAAATGGACGATGAACTAAGGGTATACCGAGTCAAGGCAAATATCCGTGGAAAGGAAATGTATCTTGGTGAAGATGGAACCTTCTATCATGAGGGTGATAAGGACATCATTTACTTCACTAAATACCAAGCAACGAGTATTGCACTCTGCCTCAACCAGATAACCAAGACAGCGGATTTCTCGAGATAGTAGGAGGAAGCATGAGTGAACCAATAATTCTCACCGTATTCCATGCCTATGTAAACAACAACGACGACATTCTTGAAGCTATTCGGCTCAAGAGGATTGGCTACAAGTTCCACGTCGATAGGATTGATTTTGAGGGAACCGACAGGATGGCATTGTCGGAATCAGACCGCAAGGAATGGGACGACATCTCATTGGAAGCGTGGAATAACCATGGATATATCAATGGGAAGCCCGATGGCTTGCAGCAGAACAACGGTTGATGCCACGGTGGTATATTTTTTTACCCAATGTGGTGTCAAACTGGTTGCAAAATGGAATATACCGTGATAGTATGAATTATCAAGATCTTTTTCAATCTCCCTTTAAGGAGGTGCATCATGAAAGCGCGTCGGGGAAAGCCCGACACCCCACACGGAAGGAGTTCGTGAAGGCAAAAAGGCTCCGGCTGGGCCAATGTGCAAACCAGCCGATCATCGCAGGGTAGTGTAAAGGCAACATGTCGGCCTCATAAACCGACGCTCCAGGTCCGAGTCCTGGCCCTGCTATATGCGGAGCGATTACCCGCAGAAAAATATAGTAATACCTGGACGATTTAGCCTGTGCGGTCGTCTGGGAGTTTCGGGACTGTGGCGGAATTGGTAGACGTACGTCGGCATGAGGCTAGTGTCGATAGGGGGCGGTCTGGAAAGGCTGGCCGCTGGATAAGGGAAAGCGAGCTAGAGTAGCGATCCTGATGCCATCACCGAGCAAGCGTAGAAGTGACCTTGTGCCCGTCCGAATCGGGCCAGTCCCAACAAGCGCACCTTGTATTTGCTACGGTAGAGCAAGGCGGGAGTAATCCACCATAGAAGGATTCGGGCTGTGTATTCGTGGCCTAGTCAATGTTTGAGAACGGATACTTCCTAGAGGCTCTAGGTGCTTGGCAAAGAGCTATGGTGGGGAGGTAGCACTCCCCGACCATTTTTCTATACAAGGAGGAATCATGAAAGATAAATTTGAAAAAATCTTTAGACAGATACAGGAAATGGAGCATAAGACAGAAACCAAGCTAGGGTTTACTGCAGTTCTCCAGCCAATACCGTCAAGTTGCTGCGGCCAGGCTTGTGTGGCAACGCTGGCAAACAAGACGCTTGAGGAATCGATTGCTGTTTTTGGCAAGGCGTCTGGAACGAGCGGTACTGAAGTTATTGAGGCATTGAACAAATTTGGTGTACGGTGTGGCACCTTTCTCAAGAGGGTAAGCAGCCATAACCAGAAATCAGATGTATGTATTGTTCGTCAGCATTTCAAGGGAGAGAAGCATACCCATTGGGTGGTATTCATAAGAGCAACAGGAGAAAACGGTCTATTGTATGATATTTATCTTGACCCTTCTTTGGGTGTTATAAAGGGATACCATGAAGAGTATGTCATAGAGACATCATTTCTCCCTGTTTATCTCAGATTCAAGGAGCAATCATGACCATCAAGAAGATGCAGGACAAAGCGTTTGCGAACGCTCTCAAGCATGGTTTTCACCACAAAGGACAGAATATCGGGGAAATGCTGATGCTCATTGTCTCGGAGTTAGGGGAAGCGTTGGAAGCTGATAGGAGGCCAGCGGACACCCCACCGAGTAGCCGATTTGCCGGATATGGAGGATCAAATGAAGTGGCTTATACTATACATTGTAGCAGTAGCGGTATTCATCTTCTGGAACTACTGCGCACACGAGGGAGACGAGGATTGATTCTAGACCACTCTACGCTTCGCTGTGAGGCTGTTGGAGGGGTTTATACATGGAGGAAGTTATGGAATTTGACAAGAACAAGATTTTGACCAGTGTAACAGCAGACCAAGCAAAGGTCGGACAGAAGGGCTGGATAGGCTTGACATTATCCGACTTGAAATACTGTTTTGGAAAAGAAGACAAAAAGATAACACTATTGTCCATTCGTGGGGAAAATGTAACCACTAGATTTGTAAGCGACAAATATGGTGCAGAGTTACTTTTCTACCCTGCGCCGGAACCATCCTACCGCCCTTTCACCAATGACGAGTTGAATGACATCGTAGGGAAGGTAGTTACCAGTAAGCACACAGGAAACGCCATGCTCGTTATCAAGGTTGTTGACGGAGAGACAGGTAAGATGGTCTCATTGGGAGGAAGCCAGAAGCGCAACGCACAGCAGTTGTTGGAAGGCTGGACATTCAAGGATGGAAATCCTTGCGGTGTGAAGGAGGAAGCATGAAACACATTAGATTATTTTTTTGGAGACTAAGGTATGTATTTTTCTTGTTTTGGTATTTGGTTAAAGACTATAACAGGACATTGAAAGAAGCGTTCGCTTTAGCAAAAAGCGAGTTTGGGTGCTTTGGAATAGAAGATGTTTATGGTCATGGTATATCATTATTCGCCTCATGTTTAGCTGAAAGTGAAGCAGAGGAATTATACTATTCAGCATGGGAGGAGCAATCATGAGTAAAGCATACAGAGCATGGAAAGAGAGAGGGGAATGGGGATTGCTGCATAGGACGGGAAAGCCAAAGAGATTCTTTACAATGCGTAATTATCGTAGGTGGAGACGTTACAAGAAGCAATGGAGGGATGGGAACACGAGAATTGCAATGAATCTGAGAAGCAGCATCATGCCCAATGAATGGGCTGAATACTGTGGGAATACCTGGGACAAGAAGGAGGGATCATGAGAGACATTCTGTTCCGTGGCAAGCCCACAGCATCCGTGATGAAAAGACTATGGTATAAGTTTGTTCTCTTGCTTTGCAAGCCCTATGGGTGGTTCTTGAATGGCACAGGTAGGTTGATTGACAGGATGATGGTATGGTGCGAGAGACACGGAGCTTGAAAGGAGGGCTGTGATGGTAGAGTTTGACCAATACCCGAAGAAATGCAACCTTTGCGGAGGGTATGTGAAATTGGTGACTTGCTCAGACCGCCCCTACTACAAGTGCTACAGGTGCGGAGCGAAGGTCTACACCCACCCCTATTCAGCGACAAACAAGGCTATCGGGCCTTTGGCGAATGAGGAGACTAGGAAGCTCAGAAGCGAGTGCCACGTGCTGCTTGAGGGTGCTTGCCACTCAAGGGAAGAGCGGACACAGGTGAGGATGTGGCTCGCCTCAAAACTGAAAATGAAGTACGAGAAGATGCACTTCGCTTATATGACCGACAGGGAGCTGAGAAAGGCTATACGGGTCATCAAGCAAGGCATCAGAGAAGGTGAATTGAGGGAGGCGTGATGAACAAGCGTCAGAAGAAGAAGTATTACAAGAGCGGAAGGCTTATCCTTGAAGGCAGGGTGTACTCAAGGAAACTGCGTGGGATAAGGGTGATGCTTGGAAGTGATATTACCCTCGACGACTACATCAAGCATAGGAAGTACATGATAAATTGTGCCCTACAGGTTGTGAAGCAATCATGGGGGCCGTAATACAACAACCAAGGCTACCATACGGTAGCCTTTTTTATGTCCCACCGCAAAAGTGACCGGAAAAATAACGCAAAAGTGACCGGAAAAATAGGCGTCCTACCTCCACTAAGTTCAATAATATCGTACTTATCGTACATATTGTATGAATATTCAAACATTAATGAACCAGCTCAGTGGAAATATGAAAAAACTTTTTGGGTCCTATTTAAAGACCCACTACTTGGTCAGGAATCCAGTAGGCTTGCAGACCTCATCCACAGCCTCCCTGGTCGCTTTTGCTGTCTCTGTCGTACTCCTTGACCCCAGAGCCATCCTGGACCCGCCAGCAGCCGCCCTGTACTCTCTCAGGGCCCTGCGGTACTTGCGCCCCCACTCCTCCCACTTGGGAACCGGTATATCCTTTGTGACATGGAAGGCATGCAGCATGGCAGGGTCGTCCGTGAACTCCCTGAAGCTCTCGAAGGCGTACACAGAGCGCTCCTTGATCTTCATGAGATGGGCCATTGTTGCCATGTCGATCCCGAACTTCTCCCTGGTGTCGCTCACCCAGAAATTCCTCTGGATCTGCCTGAACATGCGGTGGTAGAAATGGTCGCACCGGCGCACGTCCATACGGCCCGTGACGTCCAGGAGCTCCTCATAGTTGACCTTGCGCCAGAACTCGCGGTGCATGTTGCGCACCCTTTCATTCTCCTGCCCGATGATTGCCACTGGTGCAAACGCCTGGGCCACCGTTACACGGTCGTACAGCGTCCAGTCGATCCCTTGCCGTTCCCCTACATCCGTAGCCCAATCGTGGATGGCAACGGCAGACGCCATAAGCTGCTCCCTGCATGAAATCTTGAAATTACCCATGGATCCCCCTTGTAAAAAACTTTTTGACGCCCATTTAGGGCTATGAAATGCTATCCGATAAAAGGATGAAAACTTTTGGCATGCCTATTTAGAGGGTCGGAAGCTGGTCGCGTTTTCGGGCAACTTCCATCCAGGCGCGCCTGACCACCACCCAACGGCGGAAAAGTACCCGGCTGCACCCCGTGAAAATGCCCGGATCGCCCCTAGTTGATATTGCCATGATCGCCCCCCTTTGGGCATAACGCCCCGAACGGCCCGAAAGCCGTTTAATCAAGAAAGCCCCTATACTGTACCGCGCCCCCTGTCAGGGCAACGGCTTACATACCGTTTTCGGGTGGACTTGTCGCCACCATGAGCGCCGGACTGGTTGCCCCTGGCATGACCGCCCCTAATACGCGTTTTGCCTTGCCTACCGCTTCAGGTGTGATTGTGTCGTCGTCAGAGAAAACCATGAGCGCCGCGTTGTATATGCGGTCCCTTGTCTGCTGCTCGGTCAGACCCTTACGCTTGCAATCAGCCTTTATGTTTTTGGCCCATCCTACCACTGTCTTATGATCCATAGTAACCCCCTAGTGAAATATGATTGCTAAGCAATCCACAAGGCCCCCTGGATACAAGAGGCCCTAGCATAGCTTAGCTTGCCGCCTTGATAGCTGCGCGCGTTTTGTAGATCGAATAGCACCAGTTACCGGCCTTGTCCTGGTAATGGTAAAGGCAATTCATCTATTAATGCTTTTTGTCTGCTTAAATATCCAACGATTGCAAGCGTTCAGATTTTTGAAGCTCTTGCACTCATCCCCAATCTGCCCGCGGACCTCCTCTTTCCCTGTTGTTCTATTTTGACAAATGTGTACAAACGCACCGTGATACGAAAGAGTGATGAAAGAGTCTCTTGTGTCCATGATTGACATATATAGCCCCCCTTGGAAATATTAGAGCATACGCCCTTGTAAAGGCCCTGAAGGCCCTTACAACGGCGGGCCGACAACGCCGGCCGCCCTGGTGGTTATAATTGCCCCCTGAAACGTATTTTTCTTGTTATGCCTGTTGACCGTACAAGGCCAGACAATGTTGTCAATGTAACTTGCGTATGATAGCGCTTTTCATAGAAGTCACAAAACGCAAGCGCGGCCGGATCGTTGGCCTTTACCGGTTTTGTTTCTTTGGTTAAATATAAAAGCTCTAAATCACAGTGTCCCCCGCCGTCAAAACATACATAGAACGGTATAGTCCCCTTGCTATTCTTGAAAACTAGCAATAAATCGCCGTTATCCTCTTTTCTTACTGTTGCCTTTATAGTTGCCATAATAGCCCCCCATAGTTTTATTAGAGCATACGCCCTTGTAACGCCCCTTTAGAACGTTACAACGGCGGGCAAGGCTAGCTTGCCACGTCCCTGGTGTTATGCGGTATGTTCCGCTGCCTTGTCGCTTTCTTGCTTTGTATCGCAACTGTAAAAATCGGGGTAAAAGGCGGGCGGGCGTACAGGCATTACAACGACTTTCACCAAGTCGTTGAAAAATACAACGGCTTTTTCCTTTCTGGTGTTTTCGTTGGAATTTACTTTCACTTGATAAATCATTCCGTAAAGATCTTTTATAAAATCCAAATTGATCATAATCCCGTCATGATCTCGGAAAAACCGCGGGACGGAAAAGGCGGCCGCTTCTTCAGCAAGAAAACTACTGTTTTTTGTGTGCTTCTCAATGAAAGCATATTCAAGTCCGTTTGTTACCATGATGCTGTCATCGGGGATAACGCGCTTGTACTCGGGGTATCTGTTACCCAATGATGAAACATCATACACCGACAAAAGCCCTTTTCCATAGGATAACCAAGCGTCATTATTTGGGATGTTTGCCATGATCGACGGTGGCAGCTTCTCACAATCGACAACAACAAGCCGTCTACCATCGGTTACAACGAAAGTTCTTTCTTCTGGAAAGTATCGGATTGCGCGGGAATATGGCCGCATAGGGTCATTTGTTATCACACGTGACAGAATTTCAAAGATGGTTTGACTTCCTTTTTCCACTTGTACGGTAGTAACTAGGTCTTTTGGATTAAAAATAGATTTTTTCATAATAGCCCCCTTGTTTTATTGCGCCCCATACGGGCCGCCGTCTATCCGCTCAGTAAGCGGATGGATAGCGGGGCAAGTTGCCTTGCCCGCACGGATTAGGCTTTCTTTACGCGCCTTTTCTTGATCTTTATATCAAGGGCGGCCGTGTCATTTTCCCGATATTCCCGGGCGCGCTGCTTTGCCTCTTTCAAGGTTGTTTCGGTGGTCACTACCTCATAGCCGTAGCCGTAGCCATAATTGGCTAAAATCTCATATTCATCGGTTGTTTTTCTTGTGTATGCCATTACATAGCCTCTCTTGCATTGATCGTTTTAATTGCCTTATTGAGCGCACCGGAAAGCCTCTTGTCGGCTTGTACTTCTTGCCAGGAAAGGCCTAGGGCCTCTAATGTTTCCGTCGCGTCGCCCGTGTAGCAATATTCGTGATTATCCAATTCATACAAGAACATGTCAAAGGTAAAGCCTTTAGCTTTCTTGTCGGCTGCCCTTGCCGCTTTCAATTCGGCCTTATGCCTTAGAAACATTTCTTTCATTGCGGGCGCGTCGGTTTTGCGGATATAACCGCCAGCCCCGATGGAATAGATCTTGTCCGTGTCCGTCGGATCAAGTCCAAGTTCTTTCATGCCAGCGTTGAATTGTTCCGTTGAAAATGCCCACATAAACGGAAACGCGTTCAATTCCTTTTCTTGCTTTGCTTTAATTTCTTGATACTTTGTCATAATATCCCCCTAAAAATGTATTGCCCATACGGGCTACACCGCGCCCGGCACTTGAAAGCCGGAGGCCGCCTTGTTACGGCGCGCGGTAATGGTTAACGCTATTCGTCGCGATATGCAACGGCAAGATCAAAAGCGCCTGTCAGGGTCCACCCCTCACTGTTTGCTGTTGCTTCCCATTCATCCACAAGCGCGCTTATTTCGTCGTCAGTAGTGCTTTGTGTAACAGAGTCCACCAAAGAACCATAGATGAAATTGCCAGTTTCCTCTTTGCAAAGCGGCTCATATTTGCCTGGTTTGTAGACCGCTTTTATAGTGCCGCCATCGTCGTAAAAATCATCAATTTCGCGCGCGTCTTTGTAGTTGGCATTGATGAAAGCCCTTGCAGCCTCAAGGTCTGGAAACTCACCTCGAGCATACACGGCCCAATCATTGGTAGTGCCGCACCAGCCGTCAAGACATACCTCATTGTTCATGTTCTTGCGCGCGGGTTCGGTGGTAATTTTGATTGTATCCGCGTCAATGTTTTGGTCTTGGTCAGGCCCTACATAGTTTTCTTCAATGATGAAAACTTTTTCCTCATACTTAGAGGCTACGCGCTTGGTCCACGTGTCCCCTTCTTGATTTATGAGGGTCAGGTCAAGGATTGCCCGCGGGTATTGATCCGCAGCAACGACGGCTACCAGGTCAATCTTTTTGATCTCATGACCGCGCCAGGTGTTTCCTACCTGGAAAGTGTCCAGAAATTCAGGGATATGTTGCCCTGAATAGTAAAAAGTGCCGTTTTTTAACATTTTACGCCCCCTTTGGAATATACGTACCATACAGTACGCTTTAATCATAGCACCAATATGACACCACTGCAATACTAAATAGCAAAAAACTTTTTACAGGCTATTTAAAGGCTTGTAAGTTAGTCGCGTTTTCGGTAGCTTGGAACAGCTGCCGACGCCCGACGCCTGGCGCTACCATTCCAGCGCATGGATTTTACCCCACATTTCACTTTCAAGGCTTTGTTCTTCTCTTTTCAATTCCCAATAAATAGTTTCACTTTCTGGTAAAAACCCTATTGGATAATTGTTCGCTTTGCGATATTCCCGCATGATAAAATCGCTTTTCTCGGATAAGGCATATATTTTACTATTGTATTCATGCCTTATCTGTTTGATCTTTTCGTTTGCCATTGCCTTTACTTCTGGCATTGTTATAGATAAAGCCTTAACAATGCACGTTGATCCAAAACGCAAGGTTTTTCCCGTTTCGTTGTCGAATACCACAAAACACCTTGAAATGTGTTTTTTTCCGCAAAAGTCGCAGATATATTCTAGGTTTTCAATTCCCTGAAATTCATACCGTTTCATAGAACCTCCTTTGCAAAAAACTTTTTAGGCCTATTTAAAGCCTTGATACCAGGTCGATTAATCGGCCTAGGCAATCCATAAGCTACCCTATATATATAAGGTAGCCTAGCATGGTCTACGCGGTAAACCTTACAAGCCGACGTGCTGCGCGCCGTGCCATATCCTGGTAGCGCGCGTTGGGATCAATAGAGCGGGCAATAACAACGCTGGAAAGTGTAGAAAAATCCGAGTCTATGCGCTTTTCAATGTGCCATTTATAGGCAAGGGAAGCGGTAAAATGTTTTGCGTCGGATAGCCGATCGAACATCCTGAAATCGCGGTAGATACCATCGGAGCAAGTAGCAAAATGGACAAAATAAGATTTTTTCGTTTTCATGATAAACCCCTTTTATTTTAGACTTATTACATAAGCCGTTTATATAGCTAGCCCAAAAAGAGCTAGCCGATAAAAAGCCTATGCGCGCATTTCTTCCCATTTATCAAGCGCGCGTTTCGCATTACTGGAAAGGATCAACGCTTGTGCAGCCAACTTTCCACAAAGCTCTATAACGTCCTCATTGTAATAGGTAGCGGAAAAATTGACATTGTGTATAGCAGTTTCAAGCGCCGTCAAAATGTTGCGCATTTCATACGGTACGATTGAATTGATCGTTGCGTCGTAGTTGCCTACCTTTATCATTTCTGTTTTTACCAGCTCCTGAAAAGCCTTAAGATCTTTTGATTTTTCTTTTACTGTCATTTTGATCCCCTTGTGAAATTGATAACGTCGGCCAAAACTTGGCCGATCGGCCGATGAAAAGCCGCCCGCTGCATAGCGTTGGCCTTTCCAGGATTGACAAGCGCGATTGTATCAATAATTGCAAGCGCGCCCCAATAGTCTTTTTTCTGTACGTACTCTTTACAAAGTAGCGTTAATGGATCCATGTTTTTCATTTTGTGCCACCTATACGATAGATATGTTTTTTCCATACGGAAAAACTTTTTTAAGGCCATTTAAAGCCATAAAACCCAATATCAAAAAACTTTTTAAGGCTCATTTAAAGCCTTGTACGTCGGTTGCGATCCCTATCAGGATAATGCAGCCGTCGGGCTAAAACTATCCAATAGCTAGCATACAATGGTAGGCTAGCCATGCATGGCTTACAAGCTATGTTTTTCTACTAGCAAGTCATAAAGAGTATCAAAACTCTTGCCTTGCCTTGCGTACTCTATAGCTAGCTCAAACTCTTGCTTATCAAGAGTAGCCATGTTTAAGCAAAACTTGTAAGCCTTTGCTACATGTTCGTCGTTGCCGAATAGTTCGTACAAGTCCAAGAGTGAATACATGGAAAAAACGCCGTCTATGTCTAGCTCTATTTTACGCTCCAATAACTTATCCAAGCCGTCGGCATTGTAGAACATAAAATTCATATCATAGTCATTGCCCAAAATAAATCCTTTTGCAAAGTCGCAAGACTTGCATGTATGCCTACCATCAGTAGTTTTTTCCAACTTGCGAAAAGCCTTGATGGTATACGTCGTTTCACACTGAGTACAAGTAATGATTTTTCTGTTTCTCAATTTCATTTTACGCTCCTTAATACTCTTGAAATGTTGATAGTATCCGACAAGTCCGATACCTTGCTATTCATTGCATTCTGGATAGCTTCAGTCAATTCTACACCAACCAAACCACTAGCAGACAAAGAACGTTTAACGGCTTTGTATACTTTGTTCTGTAAAGTTTCTGGTAAACAACAAACATCGTAAGCTTTGTAATTCATGATAAAACCTCTTTAATAAGAATTTAAGACTTTATACAAAGCCTTTTGTCTAGCTAGCCGAAAGTCGGCTAGCCGATAAAAAGCCTTATTGATAACTAGGTTTGTTTCCGTTGAATATTTTGCCATTGTTCATATCATCGTAACGATTCAATAAATCTATCATTGCCTTTAAACCGTCGCTATCATTAGAGAACCAAAATGTAATACCAGAATTAAGTGAAAAACCAATACGGTCAGCTTTTTTTTCTTTTTTCATAATAGAACCTCTTTATAAAGAATAGTTAACGTACCATACAGTACATGTATAAGATAGCATGGTATCAAAGTGATGTCAATATAAATCGTACTATTATAGATAGCGCGCGCGTACGCGTTGCTATAACCGTGCCAACTTTGATATGGTAGCCGATGGTAGCCGATGGTAGCCTACATGCAATCGCTGCAGTACCAGGCACTACTGGTAGCGTTGCCAGGAGGATCAGGGCGCTATGGATAGGGTACTAGATATGGTGCCGTTTCCAGGGCGATCGCCAGGACAGCGCTACATGTAGCGGGAAAAGGTACTGTGGAGGGGGATCGACAGACTTGCCAAACCGTGCGCGCCCCGTCTTTTCTCACCTAGCTGGTAAAATTTTGACGCAACAGGTGTTTCTCAGTCATTTTCTGTCGCTTTCTGGCGTTAATTCTAGAAATTTGCCGAATATTCGCTGTATTTCAACCTGTTTTCGGCCTCTCGATTCGCCTCAGCTTCGGCTTCCATTGCGGTGCTGGTGATGATGATAAACAACCCCATGTCATGCTTGAATAAATGGTCGTCGAGCACGACCTCGATCGTCTTACCGCCGAAGTCCCAGGTGTCTCTTGATGCGATACCGCTCATGGCTATTGACTTGCTGGTCTGGTCTCCGTACTTTTCGGTGAACATTTCTACGACCGCCTTGCGCAGCTCGATGATCTGGGGTGTGGTGTACCCTCCAAAAAGCGGGCTACCCATAACGAGCCTGTAGAGCCTGCCGCCGAGGTACTTGGTTTCGATGGTGAACTTATGCCCGAACATGGTGGTGGAGTATGATGCCCATGCGTGGCTGGTGCTATCCACATTGACCACTGCGTCCTTGCGCATGCAATCCTCAAACTCCTGCTTGCTCATACCGAAGCTGGTTGCCCTGTACGCATCACCTACCGCTGGGTACTTGGGTTTCGATTCGCTCTGCATTGCTGTCCGCATGCTCTCTGCATGTCTCTTAAACCACATGGCTATCCTCCTAATATAACTTCTTTTTGTTATGCTGTAAGTTTTTCTTTTGTACCAGTGGAAACTGTAGTATGATACTCTGGGTGCCTTTTCCTATGCCATCTCCCGAGCTTTCCCTTTTTTGTCCGAACCAGATTCGGCATCGGGAGCGTCACGGTGTTTTGGTGAATCGTCCTCATCAATTTGCGAAGCGGACCGTACAATGTGTACAGGCTCCACGTGCTTCAGAAACCTTCTTTCAGATTCCATCAATTCTATACCTTTCTTGATGAGCTCAATGGCCTCGCTGTTGAATGAACGTCCGTTCATTTGTGACATTCTATCCACTTCTTTCGCCAGCCTCTCGTTTATCCGAAGCGATAGCTTGCGTATGTTGTCTGAACCATTATCCATAATCGCCTCCTGTCTGTAATACACCACCAATATACTGTGGTATCAGTGTGATGTCAATATAGTCACACCCAGCAAAAATCAATATATCCCTCAAAATAAAACCAAAATGGTGGCAGATTGGTGAAAAAACTGCTTGACTAGCGTGAAAAGTGGTGTTACGATGACACCATGAATAAACCAAACACTGTAAAAACCACACGTAAGACATCTCTACGAATGTCTGAGGAACTCGCCAAGAGGGTCGAGAGACTGGCAAAGGCTGACAGCCGCTCGTTCAACCAGATGATCAACATCCTGGTTGACAAGGCTGTATCGCAAAGTGACAAGGAGCAGTCCAATGGAGCAAACACATGAGGATGGCTCAGGGAAGCTCACATGGGACCGCACTGAGTGCGCCAAGCAAATCGGGGTGTCAGTAAGGACACTAGACCGCATGGTTGCTGAGGGCAGGATACCTGTGCTGAAGGTGAGAGCCAAGAAGCTGTTCCTGCCTGACTCAATTCGTGAGTGGATGCAGGAATCGCAGGAAAACAAGGAAGGAAAAGGATGATGAATGGATTGAGTGACGGGATGATGAAGGTGCTTGAGGTACTCGGGGAAAGGGTTCAGGCAGCAGAGAATATGGAGAGATGGACCCGCAAACAAAAGGAAGATGCCGAGAAAGAGCTTGCTGATGTCAACGAGCACAATAGGCAGCTGAACATCGAGGTAAGCGACCTCAAGAAGCAGTTGTTCGAGGCAAACGAGAGGATCCATGAGTACGAGAGCGCTGTCATCATCGACAACGACGGAAAGCTCATCCAGTTCAAGGATCTGCCCGAGCTTGAGATTCCCGAGGATATGGAGAAGGAAATCCAAGAATCGCTGGACCGTGGCAAGGCTCCTGATAAGGCTTCAAAGTGAGAACCGTCCACTTCTCCAACCGCCACGACTGGCGTGCTTGGTGTGATGCACAGGGCAACGAGTACCACGGTGCCTCCGGTGCAGCCGGGAGGGCTGGACTCAGCCTATACCAGACAGCAATGGACATATATATGGAGTTGGTCGGGCTGAAGGCCAAGGATGACATCTCTGGTAAGGAAAGGGTTATCTACGGCACAGAGGCAGAGGACCCGATTCGCAGGCTGTTTGAGCTGGACTATCCAAACCGCTTCAAGGTGACAACGGCTCCCTATGACGTGCTTCTGGACGACCGCTATCCCTACATCGGTGCGACGCTCGACGGCTACCTGGAGTACACATCCGACGAGCCTTGGGTGCTCACAAGCCCCACCGGCTTCGTAGGAACCATACGAAAGGGTGACAATGGTGTCTACGAGGGCAAGACGGCTCTTGTACGCAGCAGGGACGATTTCAACACATGGTCGGTACAAGCCCCAGACTACTATCTCGCACAGGGATGCCAGCAGTTGTATGTGACCAGATGGAGGTATTGGTTCATCAACGCACTGGTGGAAGTGCCAAGGTTCAGGAAAACAGAGGACGGCTTCGAGCAGTTGCCGTTCAGCGAGCAGAAAATTGTGCGCCACGTGTACTTCATGGACGACCCCGTGGTTCGCGATTCGATCAACTTCATCATCTCGAAGGTCGTGGAGATGCACAAGCGGGTAGAACTGAGAATCCCGCCTGATACAAGACTCTCATAAGGAGAAAGAGAATGTTTCACAAAAAGAGAAGATGGACGGACTATAGAGGAATTTCCTATGCAAATGCGGATTCGTATGACACCGCCCAGAGTGATTTCAAGAAATTGGTCGATGGCAAAGCGAATTTCGAGACAAGGTGCATTCATGCTGAGGCAAAGGTTGAGTCACTAAGCAAAGAAAAAACAGCGCTGGACAAGCGCCTGAATGCCTGCCACAAGGAGCTTGAGCGGTTCTATCTCAAGGCCATCGGCGATTGCAAGACCGTCAAGCAAGTGAATGCCCTCAGCGAGCAATTCGAGAAATCAGATTTGTATAGGAGCACATTAGATCACATGGCAAACCGCATCTACTCATTGAGTGTCTTTGGCACTGCCATGAATGATGTAAAAACACAGAACGACACCCCATTGGATATTAGTAGGGTACTCGATGCAATCCACACCAAGATCAAGCGCATCAACACCAGAGACGCACGCCAGCTTTGCACCATGATCAACGCCGCAGGGGATAGAACCATCTACGCCTCTTCCATGGCAACAACCCTCAAGGGAATCGCTGGAGTCGAGGTTGACCGCACCAAGGTGCTTGCGGCCAAGGACAGCGGTCTGGACGCGTGGAACGTGCTTCTGAGCATGCTGGTGGCTTACGGAGTCAAGGCCGACAGTGTTCTGGAGGTGAAGTGATGGGAAAATCTGAAACGGTTACGCTCAAGAAAACCAAGGGTGGTACAGAGGTAACAATCAAAGCCGGAAAAGGCGGATACATCGACCATGCCACATTGGCTATGCTCGGGATCAATATACCAGAACCTAAGAGCCAAGCACAGGTTGTCACGAGAGAAGCGAAAGAACAGGAGGTGAAGTGATGGCGGACGTACAAGCGGAATTTGAGATTGTGGAACCAGAACTGACCAAACCGACCTTCGAGGTCGTGGACGAGAATGGCGTGCAGAAGGTCGAGATCATCGGATTTTCAGACCCAGAGGTGACACCACAGGACGTGGCTGGACGCGAGGTGACTGTACGGAAGTCCATCGTACTCGGCAACGGCAAGATCAATATCAACGAGCTTACCGCCTACGTGGAGAACAGGGTGGCTGCGGTCAAGGCCATGGACATGGAGACCGCTGACGGGAAGGACATCAAAACGGCACAGTCAACGCTCAACAAGACCGCCAAGGAACTCTCCGACGTCCGCATCTCCATGCAAAAAGTATGGGCACAGCCGTTCGACGAGAACATCGCCCAGCCCATCAAGAAGCTGGTCGCCTACATCGATGAGCAGAAGAAGGCCGTTGCCGAAAAGCTCAATGAGATTCAGAGGGCGTTCGAGGACTCCAGGAAGTCTGAGATCACTGAGATCAAGGATGAACGGCTTGCCAAGGAGTCAGAGTCCGTCGACAAGTACATCCACACCCTTACCTGGCTCGACGACCCAAGATGGCTGAACAAGACTGTCACAGTGAAGAAGATTGCCACTGAGCTTGATTCCAAGGTGACACAGATAGTGGCTGACCTCAATGCGATCGGCATGCTCAACGCAGACAATCCGTTCGGCTCACAGCTCATGGAAGTCTACCGAAACAATGAGGGGAATCTTGCACAGACCCTCATGGAGAGCAAGCGCCTTGAGGAATCCGCCCAGAAATATGCGCAGATGCAGGCTGAACTTGCTGCAAAACAGGAAACTGAGCGTCTTGAGCGTGAGAAGGCTGAGGCTGAAGCCAAGGCCAAGCGTGAGGCGTTCCAAGAGGGTGGGACAGTCGAGATTGGCACTGCCGAGCCTCCCAAGTTCATGCAGCACGATGAGCCTGAAGCAGTGGTTGATCTTCCCCCAGCCAAGGAAGAAGAGAAGAAGATCATTGTGGCATTCGAGGTCAAGGGAACCGTGGGCGACATCGCAAAGGTCGCAGAGTATATGAAATCAATCGGCTTGGCAAGTCGGTTCTTGAGCAAAAGGGAGGCATAAATGTCACAGGAAGCATTGGGAAAGAAGGAACAGGGACACGCCATCGAGGCAAGGGTGATGAACAAGAGTGAGGGCAACAACGCCCTTTCCAGGAACTCGCAGAACGCAAGCATCTATCTGCCGGACACCAAGAGCGACGCTTACAAGTTCGCCATGTCGTTCGCAAATTCGATGTTCTGCCCGAAGGTGTACCAAGGCAAGCCGGATGATGTGTATCTTGCCATGGCTTATGGCGCACAGATTGGGTTGAACCCTCTCCTTGCTGTACAGAACATCGCTGTGGTCAACGGAAGGCCATCCGTGTACGGCGATGCCATGACAGCCATCGTGATGGGCCATCCAGAGACACAGGCATACGAGGACGGCTACAAGGAAGATGGAACCGCCTACTGCAAGATAACCAGAAAGGGCAAGACCGTCTACCGTGAGTTCTCCGAGGCCATGGCTCGCAGGGCAGGGTTGTGGGGTAAGGATATCTGGTCGAAATACCCCGAGCGTATGTTGCTTTGGAGAGCAAAGGGCAACGCCATCCGTGACCTCTATGCTGATGTGCTCATGGGCATGTGGTCTGTGGAGGAAGCAAGGGATATGCCACAGAGCATCGAGGAAGAGATATTGAATGTCACTCCCATAGAAGGTGCCCCCGAGAAAAAACAAGAGGACAAGCCCAAGCAAGAAGCTCTTGGAAAGAAGGCTGAGAATACAGAGAATAGCAAGAAGGCTGACAAACCCAAGAAAGAGCCTAAATCCCCTACAATAGAATCTGACAACAGTCCGAAGTCGGAACAACATAAAGAACCAGAACAAGGTACCGACCTTGCTGGGATGTTCGATTCAGACGGAGCAGAAGCGTTCTAGGAGGTTTGCATGCAACAACAGCAACTCACCTTTGACCTGACGGTGGGGCCATTGCCTGTGGCCCCAAAACAGGAGGTCTATGCACTGGAGGTCAAGTGGCTTGACAAGGTTCCTGTTGGACGCAAGTTCCATCCGAATGAGATTCGGGAACATATCATGGCGGTTACAGGCCATAAGAAGCAACCTGATGGGGGAACCATCACCCGTTACATCAGAAAGTACAACGAGCAGGGTGGTCACATTGAGAACACGTCAAGGTCAAGGTCAACCTACGTGAAAACCGAGGAAAGGAAGGTAAACCAATGAGCAGAAAAGCTACATTCGCATTATTCACAAGAAGCAGTGGGGGCACAAGGGCTGAGCGCCGTCGCATGGCAAGAGCCATCTACAGGGCAGCCAAGTCACCGTTCGGCAACCACCAGAGCCGTTTCGCGGAGTCGAGGGCTATGCGTAGGATGCCCGATGAGAAGTTTGCTGCAAAGAAAGACAAGTTCACGAACAAGCGCGTATCCATCCGTCAGTACACCAAGGGTTGGCTGTTCAATGACAGCACTCCGTATACCACCCATCTCCCCAAGTCTGTCCGCAAGGGTAAGACGTACCTGGAAATACAGAGGCTCCGCAAGAAGCAATTCAATGCTGAACGCAAAAGGGCAATGCTCGCCAAGGTCATCTAGGCCGGTGGGACGGGTGTCAGGCACCTCGGCAGGCTCAATCCCTGCCCGTCCTGTAAATCAATTTTATTTGGAGGAACATCATGATTGGAGGAACCATTCATTTCAGCCAGAGTACCAGTACCGAAAGGCCGTTGCATTGTGGCAAGATTCGCAAGTCACCACGCACAGAGAAATTGCTTGAGCTGGTCAGGTTCTATGGGCGCATCGAGCTGCGTGACCTTGCAGAGCTCATGGGCATCAGTGTAGAACTCGCCCGCAGTTCTGTGGAACATGCCACGTTTGCAGAAGGCTCACGGATATACGACGAGAAGATCAAGGGTGTGACCGTCATCGGGTGGATGGAGTAGGTATGCGATATTTAAGCCTATTCAGCGGCATAGATGCCGCTATGGTAACACCGAGTGACGACGGGCAATTAAGCCTGTTTTAGGAATGGTAAAATGGCAACAAATGATATGCGTTTGAGCCTTGATTTCGTAGACCATCCGAAGGTACGAAAGCTCATCCGTAAAGCAGGTTATGAAGGCTTTTTTAGTCTGCTGAAATTGTTCTCTATGGCAGGCAAAATCTACCAGAAAGGGGTGCTCAAGGACCTTGAATCAGAGGACATTGAAGCTCTCTGTGACTGGCATGGAGAGGATGGAAAATTCGTAGATTCTATGGTAGAGGCAGGGTTCCTTGAAAAATTTGAAAAATGGTACAAAATTCACGATTGGGAACAGCATCAACCTTGGATTTACCACTCAGAGGTGCGTAGCGAACAAGCAAAAAACGCCGCTAGAGCACGCTGGAATGCGGTAAGCATGCCCGACGCATGCGCTGAGCATGCGGAACGCAATGCCCCATCTCCTATTCCTACTCCTATTCCTACTCCTATTCCTAAGAATAAGAAACAACATGTCGATGATGAATCGGTGAGATTGGCAACCATGCTTCTGGAGAAATCCAGAGTGTATGACCCAAAGATCGCTATCGGGAAAGACAAGCAAACCATCACCTCTTGGTCGAGGGATATTGAGAAGTTGATCCGTATTGACAAACGAACCCCGGAAGAGGTTGAGGCGGTCATTCTTTGGTGCAAGAGCAAGGGCAATTTCTGGATACCGAATATCATGAGCGGGAAGAAGCTGAGAGAGAAGTTCCCGACCCTGTTTGCACAGATGAACACAAGGGGATCCAAGGGTCAGAAATCACTAAGTAGATATTCAAGTGAGAGTGGTTCTCTCAACTCATCACCCGACGATTACAACAGCTTGTGAGGGTAGCTATGAACAAAGTCCACTTGATTGACAACATGGAATTTATGAAGGGCGTACCAGACAAGTATTATGAGTTGGCGATTGTTGACCCGCCGTATGGGATTGGGGAGGATGGGCTGAAAAACCACTCAAGAGAAAATCTAGCAAGACCAACCATGTATATTCCAAAAAATTGGGATAGAAAATCACCTGACAAAAAATATTTTGACGAACTAATAAGAGTCTCAGAGAATCAAATCATATTTGGAGCAAACCACTTCATAAGCAAAATTCCATATGACTCATCATGTTGGATTGTTTGGGACAAAGAAAACAGCGGTGATTTTGCTGACTGTGAATTGGCGTGGACGAGTTTTAATACTGCAGTAAGGAAGTTTTCATTTATGTGGAATGGAATGTTGCAGGGTGATATGAAAAATAAAGAACAACGCATCCACCCCACCCAAAAACCCGTAGCATTATACAAGTGGCTTCTCAAAAACTACGCTAAACCCAACGACAAGATATTCGACTCTCATGTTGGCTCCGGTTCAATCCGTATTGCTTGCCACGACATGGGATTTTCATTTGAAGGTTGCGAGATTGACAAGGACTATTGGAAGGCGCAAGAAGAGCGTTTTAATACACACATAAGTCAATTAGACCTAATGACTCCAGAGTTTTTGTTTGGGGGTAAAGTATGAAATCAGACTTCAGAAGCATGATCGACGAATTGAAGCTCAAGTACCAGGAAAACCAAGTCCCAGAGGACGGGAAACCTGCGACCGTTGCGTCTGTACCCATCACCCTAGAAGAGCTTCGCATCTCCCATTTCCCCGAGCGCTACAAGGATGCCTCATTCGATGGCTACCTGTTCTACGGTACTGATGCACAGAAGGCGGCACAGAGAAGGCTTGTCGAGTGTCTGCGCCGTGGGTTGCCTGTGGTGATGTACGGGAACAACGGGACGGGTAAGACCCATCTTGCATACGCATCGATGAGAAACCAGATACTTCAGGGCAAAGAAGCGGTGTACGCCTCGCTGACCGACATCATCGAGGAGATCAAGCAGGGGTTCGGCAACAACGTACCCACCTCAAGGATCCTCGACAAGTACATCGGCTACGATTATCTGGTAATCGACGAGATGGACAAGGCGTACGGAAGCCCAACCGAGTTCCTGAACATCTTCAAGATAGTCAACGGGCGTTACATGGCGAAGCTGCCCACAGTCCTCATCTCGAATGCGTCGAAGGAGGATGTGATGGAGATAGTCGGCAAGAGTTCATTCGAGCGTATCGGTGAGGATGGCATTGCAGTGCATATGGATTGGCCCAGTTTCCGTATACGGAGCGTGGCAAGGGAAGCTGGAAAGGAGGACAGATGATTATTGCGGTTGATTTCGATGGGACGCTGGTGAGGCATGACTTCCCGCGTATCGGGGCAGAGGCTCCAGGGGCATTCGATGTGCTTCGCAGGTTGCAGGCAGACGGGCACCAGCTCATCCTGCTGACGATGAGAAGCGATAAGTATTTGCAGGACGCTGTTGATTTCTGCATGGAGCGTGGGGTGAGATTCTGGGCGGTGAACAGCAACCCGGAGCAAGGTTCTTGGACATCAAGCCCGAAGGTATACGCACAACTCTACATCGACGACATGGCGCTCGGTGTCCCAATGAATGACGGGACAGTGGATTGGTATGTGGTTGAGCAATGGCTCTATGGTGGAGCTTTGGATACATCCTACAAGCATGTCATCCACGCAAAGGGGGAGTGCTGATGGCGAAACCGATCAACAGCGGGTATGTGGGCCACAAGATGAGCAAACGGGCCTACAGCGCGATACAGCATGGCGAGATACCGCTTTCCATGCTTACAAACAGGAAGTTGCAGAGGGCGGGCGTATACCATAGCCTCAGTTTCGTAAAGTGGATGTGCAAGAAGGGATACATTAGGCCGACAAGCAGGCACCATCGTGGGAATCCACCGATACTCACAAGGTTCTACCACCCGAAGCGCATAGCGAGGCAGCTTGAGGACCTACCAGTGGAAAGATTGTTGGAGGAGTGGAAAGCATGTCGGAAGTGATGATTGTGGTACCTGGTGAGCCGATAGCGCAGGGAAGGCCGAAGTTCTCAACCAGAGGTGGAGTATTTCGCGCCTATGACCCGCCAGACAGCAGGGACTATAAAGATTACGTCAAAATGCTTGCGATGCAGTGGTGGGGCAGGAAACCACCAATGGAGGGAGCTTTGAGTCTTTCCGTGAAGGTCTATCGCAGTGTTCCGACCTCATGGAGTGGCAAGCGAAAGCGGATGGCGTATGCAGGGCAGCTTCGGCCTGTGACGAAGCCAGACACAGATAACTATGTCAAGGGTGCACTTGATGCACTTGAGGGAATCGTGTTCAAGAATGACAGTCAGGTGGTCGAGTACAAAGAGCCGTTCGGCAAGTGGTACAGCGACAATCCGAGAATGGAAATTGAAGTGAAGGAGATTGAAGGATGAAAGAACGACCAATAATCATGGGTGCTGAATCGGTTCGGGCGATACTCGAAGAACGCAAGACGCAGACTAGGCGGGTGATTGATCCACACAAATATAATATTGGTGAATGGGATATGCCTGTATCGAAATCAGACGTAGAAGCAGGATACCCTGTCTATCAGGATAATAATGGAGACTTTCACAGTGTTGTGGAGCGATGTCCATACGGCAAGGTTGGCGACCGATTGTGGGTGAGGGAGACTGTTTTTTTTGAGACTTTCCATCAGCAATCAGATGCAGAGTTGGAGCGTGATGGATTCAATCCGAATATTGGTGTGTGGGTATATCGTGCGGACAATCATGATTATCCGACGATAACGGCTAACTGGACTTCCCCAATGTTCATGCCTAGGGAAGCATCCCGTATCACCCTTGAAATCACTGACATCAGGGTCGAGAGGGTGCAGGACATCAGCGAAGATGATGCGATTGCTGAGGGGACAAGAAAAGACCTTGATGGATGGGCTGATTATAGCAAAAAACATGTAAACAACCCAGATTATCCAAAATTTGGGGGCATGTGTAGGAAAATCCTAGAAACTGCAACCGAATCATATCGCACTCTCTGGAACTCCCTCAACTCCAAGCGTGGGTATCCGTGGGAAAAGAATCCGTGGGTGTGGGTGTTGACTTTCAAGGTGGTGCAGTGATGCCAGAAGTTTCCTTTGAGGGACAGAAATCCAACTATATCTTCGGGTATTCCCCAAGGGAAGAACCAATACCCGAGGGTTGGGTGAAAACGTTAAGGCCATGTGCGGAGTGCCGTTCTGAGTACACGTACATCGACACAAAGAAAGTCTGGCACTGCATGCGGTGCGGATGGAGGAGTGATACGGATATGAAATATTCAGACGAGGAAGTTGCGTTGATCGTGGAGAAGAAAAGCGAGGGTTGTTCAAACAGGGAGATTGCCTCAATGCTTCACAGGGATGTGGATACGGTGAACCAGAAAATATTCCAGTTGCGCAAAAAAGGAATATTGGGCGGTCCTGTGGACAAAGCGAAACAGAAGGATGTTGTTGAGCAGAAAGCTGTGAGCAAGGTATTCACAGAGATCAAGAACACATTCAAAGCCACTGCGGTCGAGAAAACCGTCAGGCAGGACAATGACCCACTCTGCAATGCCTTGCTTGCGGCAAAAAGCATCGGCTTGTCCCTTATCTCGGCATGTGTGAGTGAATCCACGGCAACACTGGTGTTCACACTCGACCTGGAAGAGAAAGGGGGTATCGCATGAACAGGAGATTCATGACACAGGAGCAGATTGAGCATGAGTTGCAGACCAATGAGGCGGTGTTTGTGATGCGTCCACTCATGATACCGGTCTGCAAGGTGGTGATGACGGTTGCATCTCCGTTTTTGAGCATGGACCAGCTTGAATCACTTGCCATGTGGTTTGCGAAGCGTTCCCATTACCTCAAGGTTGGCAAGCTGCATTATGGCTGGCGTGATTTCGATTGCGTGAATGAGATTTACAAGCAACAGTTGGAGGGCAATTATGGCGAGTGATTTGAACATGGTGGCGTTGACGGGAAGGCTGACGAGGGATTCAGAGCTTCGATACACGAATAACAGCATGGCGATTGCCAAATTCAGCATCGCTGTGAACAGGAGGACCAAGAAAGGCGACCAGTGGACTGAAGAGGCTTCATTCTTCGATTGCTCCATGTTCGGCAAGAGCGCCGAGGGTGTGAACCAGTACCTCACCAAGGGCACGCAGGTGGCGATCAACGCAGAGCTCAGGCAGGAGCGTTGGGAGCAGGATGGGCAGAATAGGAGCAAGGTTGCATTGGTAGTAAACTCCCTTACGCTCCTGGGAAGCCCACAAGGGGCCCAGAATCAAAGCGTGGCGTATCAGAGGGATAATCCTTCACCGAGGCAGACATCGTACAGTGCGAGGCCAGCAGACATCGGTGGACCTGAACAGTTCGATGATGATTCTATACCGTTCTAGGAGAAAAAAATGAAAGGAAAGATTGATAAGTACGGGACTTTGTATATCGAGCGTGCTGGAAAAATGAAGGACCAACTTTGCCCTTATGCCTCAGAGTGTGGTTCCCCCATTCCATGTAGCGATACGTGCCCGCTGTTCGGTGAGCCAAGACCAGAGACTGGCACAGCAAGTGCCATACTCGATTTGTGCCAAGGGAAGAAGTTGTTCTTTGATAAGTTCACAGATGAAAGGGAGGCTTAATTTGGATAGATGTTTAACCAAAGATGGCTATGAACAACTACTGGACGACCTCGCAAGTGCAAACGTACCAGTGGAGCAGACAAAGGAGAAGTTGATGAACGCTTTTGATTTGATTAGCAAAGCCTTGGAAGGTTCCGAGGCAGGCCACGACCCTGTGAAAAAAGGTAAGCTGGAGTACCATCGGTTGCCTCCCGAGCAACTCGCCGGGATGGCGAAAATCATGAACGACGGTGAGGCGAGCCATCCCGTCGGGTACATGGACTGTAATCCGTTGGACTATTGGAATGCCCTTGAGAGGCACACCATGGCAATCCGCAGGGGTGAGCTGGTCGATCCCGACGATGGCATGAGCCACGCACTGCATGTTGCTTGCAACGGCATGATTCTCGACAGGATGTTGGAAGCAGGTAAGAAGTTAGTGTTCGAGAAGGAGAAATAATCACATCCCCAGATTCGATTTGAACGTTTGGCGACCAAGGTAACGCTTGGCCGCTATTTTTTTGCCTGAGATGCCGTTTGCGAGTGCGTTCAGTTTCGCCTCATGGGCGTCGTAGTCCTCTTTCTTCCATCCCGGAACGCCCGAGTAGTACCACATCGCCATGTTGTACACGTGGACGTCTATTGCCTCGTTGCGCTTGTTGTGGCTGTCCCAATAACCTTTCCTGCCACGACTGCCTGGCACGTATTCCTCGACGGTGAGCTGGGTGAACACCTCGGGAGGATAGTCCTCGCAGAACATGCACACAGCACCCTCATCGCTGTAGGCAAGCCTGAAGTTGGAGTACGCCTCCCCCTTGAGCTTGGATACGCCTACATCACGATACATGACATGCTTCACCACACCACCGGGGTAGGTCATCTTGGAAATCTTGAGGTCAGAGATGGCGGCGTTCTGCCTGTCAACACCACGCACGGGTATGACACGCTCGCACTTGGGGTCAACCGACTCGGCGAACGCCTGCACAACCTCTGGGATGTACGAGCGGTCGATTGCGTTGAAGGCCACACCAAGTTCCAAGCCATCCTCCCGAAGATACATCGTATTGAGCACCTTATCGCGGTATTCCTTCCAGCAGTTTGCGTTGAGGTCCTTGGTGGTCTTTCCGGCTTCGCAGGCGAACACATAGTGCTCAATGGAGCGTGAGCGCCCATCCCTGCACCAGCCCTTGACCTCTGTTTCCAGTCGGTCGAGCTGCACGTCGGTCCCGCTGGTGAGGAATAGCACGTCTTTGGGGAACGAGCCGGCAGAGGTGTACCGCTTGTAGCTGTACTCCCTGCTTCTCGCCCAGAGCATCATCTTCTCTGGGTCAGGACGTGTTGCACTCTGCTCATACGGCAGTGCGAGGATGTTGTTGTAGAACGAGGTTATCGCCCCGAAGTCACCAAGTTCCTCTGCATCCTGTGCCTTGATGAACGATGAGACGATGTTCCGCCATGAGCGGAACGGTGAGTACAGCCCGCTTATCCAGAAGCCCACGGAGGTGGGGTCGGTCTTTTTCGGGTTCGTCGGGATCCATGTCCCATTCTCGATGAGCTTGGGCATCATGTACTCGTCGATTCGCTCCCCCGTCTCGGGTATCTCGTACCAGACCTCCTTGACGTCCTGCCCTTCTGCCCTCCAATGGAATCCCTTCCACTCAAGCTCAAAGAGCGTGCTATTAGGGCTGGTGAGGAAGTAATGCCGTTTGTCTGTGTTCTCGTAGAGTGCCATTATCTGTGACGAGTTGTTGGAAGGAGTGGAGGATACAACAATCTTCTCACGGCCACGATAGGTTGCGGTACGCTGGTCGGCAAGCTCCTTGCCAGAACCCTTGCCTTGGATGTTGGGAGGGAAGGCGTCGTACTCATCGAGCCAGACGATGCGGCACATGGTGGACATAAACGATGAGGCGGCCTCGCCGGTGGCACGCTTGAGGAAGCCGCCGGGGAACTCCTTGAAGTCGGTCGTGCTGCCCGTGGATCCCTTGCGTGCCGTACCGATGAGTTTCTTCAGCCAAGGGTTGTAATCGATCATGGGGTCGATGCGGGTGCGGACGAACTGCTTGCCCTCTTTCTCGTTCGGGAATCCGATGAGCATGCTGGTTGGGTCGTTCTCAATGTAGTAGCTGATGCCGTTGAGGATAATCTGGGTCTTGGACATCTGGGTGCCCGTGACCATGATTATCTCACGTGCAGGGGAGGATGGGGAGCACTCGTCCATCATTTCCTTGGCGTAGGGGGTGAGGTCGAGACGGTACATGCCTGCGAACTGTGCCGGTGGTGGAATGTAGAGATGGCCGTCCACGAAGTCGCTGATGGTGGACATGGGATTGGGCCGCAACATTGCCGCGAACGTGGATGCTAGTTCGCTTCTCGCATTGAGGATGCTTTTCTTTGACCTTCTCCCGTTACCGGCTCTTTTCGGCAATCTTGTCAGCCTCCTGCGTAGGGTTTTCTATCTTGTGTAATATGTCGGTCAGCACAAAATGCGCCTCGCCTATGACCGTCTGTTCGACCTGCTTCTCAAGGAACACGAACTTGTTTGCATCAATCTGCACGCCGTTGGTGGCAAGCCATTCCTTGAGGTTGCCCATGATTTTCATGGTGGTTCGTTGTGGCAGGGAAAGGATGCCGGTCTTGAGCCCATTGAGTGTGGCACCGTAGACGGCGATGACGTCATTGCGCTCCAGGAGCTCGCCCTTCTGCTTGCGCACCCGCATCTCGGCCCACTCAGCCTTGGCTTTCTTCTCGCGGTAGTCCTCCCACGCCCTTGTGCCTCGCTTGGGAGGCTTGCCTACGTCGTCAGGATCGACGGGCTTCTGTTCCTCACTTTCTGTGATGTCATCCATCTCACCCATGTCATCCATCGGCTTTACAGGGGGGATGTGGGGTATGCCTTCCATGTAGAGGCTCTTCCTTTTGGGTTTGGAGTTGTTCGCCCTGCCTGTGCCCGAGAGATTGTCGCTTCGGTTGTTTTCCCAATCCTCCTGAGCCCGTTTCCAGTCGATGCGCCCACTGGGTGTCTCATTGATGCGCCCGCTCTGTACCGCCTTGGTGACTTGGGATTTGTTCACCCCCATGAAATCGGCGAACTCTGTCTTGGTGATGTATCGCTTTTTCGGTTCGGTCATTACATTTCCTCTACGCAGATGTCATGGTCGTCGTTGCTGAGCAGGTACAGCTCACCCACGTCCTCATCTTTCAGGTCGGACTTGGTGATGGCCTCTTGGGTGATTTGGGCCAAAGCATTGTTGTCCACAGTGCAACCGAGTCTCCTGAGATGCTCCAGGAGCCGTTTCTGGCTTCTGAACCGTGTCTGGGTACCTTCTGTCAGGTCATGCACCAGATACCATATTGTTTTTCTCATCCTGCCCGCCCCCGTATACATGAAAGATGTGTGCCATATTCATTATGACTTAATATTAGTATACGCCACAGATGGTGTATAATCAATCATATAAATCTTTATAACACTACAAGTAGTGTGTCATGCCAAAAACTCATTGACTAGATGCTGTACAGGCCCCATACTTTTATTATGAGCGTATCCGTTGCGGAGAAACAAATTGAGCTTACACAGGCGCGGGAAAAACTCGCGCTGTTCCTCGATGCGGAGGACCGTGTTGTGCGTGGTGGCCAGACAATGACCATCGACGATGGCGACATGAGACGAACCGTGTCACGTGTGGACGTGAAGTGGCTTTCCCAGCGCATTGCGTTCTACAAGGGTGAGATAAACAGGCTCGTCGAAGAGATAGCCAATGAAGGCGCCCCTAAACGCAAGGGGTTGTATGTGAGGCTCATGTGATGGAAAAGAAGTCCATCGATACGAACAAGGTCGACAAGAAGGCAGAGAGTATCTACCGCCAGACAAACGACACCCAGAAAACTGGAAATTATCGTGCAACCTACCCATTGAACCCCGATGCGGTGGTTTCGTCATATCTGCTCAAGGCTTCCAAGGACGAGGCTCTCAAGCTCTCCACTGAGAATGCTGTCGGCAGTGGGCTGGTCAACTGTATGGTGGACGGCATGATTGGAAGCGGTCTGTCCCTCGAATCGGTCGTATCCAGCAACATCCTCAAGACCAGCAAGAAAAAGATTGCCAAGAACAGCCAGCTCATCGAGGAATACTGGAACTTGTGGGCAAAGACAGCCGAGGCATGTGATGTGCTTGGAGAGAACACATTTGGATCCATGACCCGTGTGGCAGGTTTCAACGCATTCGCCACAGGTGATGTGCTCCAATTCATCGGCATCCACAAGTGGCACGGCATTTACGTGCCCTATGTCCGGTACTACGATGGCCGTTCGGTCATGAACAAGGATGATGCTGCGAACTCGAAGAAAATGGTATCCGGCGTGAAGCTCGACGACAACGGCATTGCAATCGGATACACCATCAAGAGTGAGAAAGCACCCTACCAGTACGATTACAAGGATGTGGGCAGGTTCGCCAAGTATCCTGGAAGCGACATCAGCCGTCTCCAGTACAACCTCATCCTCACAGGCAAGGTGCAACCCAACCAGCGTCGTGGACGCCCCTTGGTGCTCCCTGCCATGAATGACATCATCATGATGAGCAAATTCAGTGAGGCGGAGCTGGTTAAGGCTGTCATTCATTCATACATCACCGCCTTCGTCGAACGTGACAAGGATTTGCTTACCACCAATCCGAATCCGTCTGCTACCGATGATGCGTTCCTCGGGACTCTTGACAGGGACAAGCAGGTTGGTGAGACAGGCTCGAAGGAAGCTCCCATCACCATGGGACCTGGCTACATCCAGACCTTAGCACCCGGCGAGAAGATAACCCTTCCCGAGAGCAAAAGCCCTGTGGCTGATTTCTGGAAGTTCATGGAAGGCCAGCTCAAGCTCATCTCCATGGCTGTGGGTATCCCTTATGAAGTCGCCCTCCAAGTGTTCAACTCCAACTACTCCGCATCGCAGGCGGCCATACAGGCAGCTGCACGCAAATGGGATATTGAGCGCAAGGCATTCGCCATGCAGGCCATGCAACCGGTTTACGAACTCATGGTCTGGCTCCTGAATATGCAGGGCCTTATTAACTGCCCCGGATACACCTCAGACCCGTTCATCCGTGCGGCATGGAACAACGCCAACTGGCATGGGCCTGTCGTGCTGAACATCGACCCGATCAAGAATGCCACAGCCGCCACGCTGAGACTCAACAACATGACTTCGACCTACGAGGACGAGTGCAGGCTTCTGGGCAAGGACTTTGATAAGGTGCTTGAACGGCGCAAGCAGGAAGCTGATGCACTCGATGAGCATGGCCTCAAGCCCGACCTTAGTGTGGACAAGAAGAACGTAAATTCAGATGACGACGGTGGTGGTGAAGATGGTGGTGAACCAGCAAATGAGGGGGACGACGAATGAACAAATACGTCATGTGGGCGATTGACCCCAAGAACAAACCGAGCATGAGCGATATGCGTATTGCGTTTCTGGCAAGCGATGATAGGCTCCTGAAGAGACGGCAGTCATACGGGTACTACTCGGTGAAAATCGGCTCTGTAGGGGTAATTCCCATCAAGGACGCATTGTACAACAGTGACTATATCCGCATTTCCTCGATGATTGACGAACTGAATAATGACCCTGAAGTCACAAAAATCCTGCTCGACATCAACAGCCCCGGCGGCGTGGTCAACGGCGCCATCGAGTGTGCTTCCACCATAAGCAAGAGCCGGAAGCCTGTGTACACCTACATCGAGGGCATGGGTTGTTCTGCGGCATATTTGCTGGCATCGGCATCCAGGAAAATCCTCATGTCACCCGCCAGTGAGGCTGGTTCTATCGGCGTACAGGCGTCATGGACGAACATGGAGGGTTTCTGGTCGAAGCTGGGCATCCAGAAGGTCTATTTCCACTCTAAGTACAGCGACAAGAAGAATCTCTCCCCAGGCACCAAGGAAGGAAAGGAAGCTGAGCAGAAGCTCCTGGATGAGACATGGGATTTGTTTGCAGGTGCGATTTGCAAGCACCGCGGGATAACCGTGGAGGAGCTGGTTGAGAAATATGGGCAAGGTGAGGTGTTCTTGGCGAAGGAAGCCTCGGAACGTGGCCTTGTCGATGAGATTGTGGACGATTTCGACGCTTGCGTCGAGTTGATTAAGACCCAAGGAAATTGGGACGAAGGAGAAGGTATGGCACAGGAACAGATTACTACTGTGGAAGCCCTGACCGCCGCCTATCCAGAGTTGGTTGCGAGTATCAAGCGCGACGAACGAAAGGCAGGCGTCGAAGAGGGACAGAAGGCTGAACGGGCGAGAGCTGAGGCAATCATGACTCTTTCCGCTCATGTGACAGACATCAGCGTAATCGCAGAGGGAATCAAGGGCGGCAAGACCAAGGAAGCCGTGATGAGTGACATTCTCGATGCACAGGCCGCTGAGAAGGAAAAGGCAGCCAAGGATGCACAGAGTGCCCTTGAGACCGCTGCAAAGGAGTCTGCAAAGAACGTCGTGGCACAGGGAACGCTTGCTGATGATGGGCTTGTTGCGGACGAGGACGAGGCGAAAAAGACCATCGATGCGATGGCTAAGAACCTGGAGGGTGCAAAATGAGTACCACGATCAATCACGAACAGTTTGTCATCGATGGCGACTATCTGACTTCTGTACAGAAGTTGGAGATTGTCGAGGCAGCAGTGCCGGCTTTCACCATCCTCGGCAAGAAAACCAATGACGGTGCATTGAGCGCGGCTGATGCCGTAGCTGATGGAGCTGGTGAAGCTGGTGCCAATACCGGTACAGGGACGGTGGTACTTGACGAGACAACCCCAGTGCTCGCTGGTGCAAAAATCGGCGATTACACCCTCAAGTGCATCTCCGCCGCTGTAGCTGACCCTGCCGCTGATGCAGTGTTCGAGGTCTACGACCCCGAAGGCTCTTATATCGGCAAGACCGATGCAGGCATCGCAGGAGACACATTCTCCAAGCATATCAAGTTTGTCATCACTGACAAGGCGACTGCTGGGGAAGAGGTGGCATTTGCCGCTGGTGATGGATTCATCATCACTGTCTCGCAGGCCGCCGCATCCGGTGAACTTGCCGCTTGGGACCCCACCGCCTCCGACGGAAGCGAAGTTCCCTACGGCATCCTTGCCGCAGAGGCTCCCATCAACGTCGCTGCACAGTACGTCTCTGTCTACATCGCCGGAAAGTTCAACGCCGATGAGGTTGTTGTTCCCGAGGGTGTCGATGTTGACTCTGCGTTCGATGCGCTGAGGGAGAAGGGAATCTATCTGATTCATCAGGCCGATACCGAGCGGAACCCCGCCGTTGTTGAGGAATAAGGAGAGCTATCATGGCTGATTTCACTGACCAGTTCACCTATGGCGTACGCAAGATTCAGGCGACGCTTGAGGCTAAGAAACCTATTGTATCGTTCTTCCGCAACCGCTACTTCAGCGGGCTGTTGGAAAGTGAGAGCGAAACCGTATCGGTAGAGGTTCGCAGACGGGGCACCGTGTTGCTCCCCAGCGTTCGCAGAACCGATTCACCCCTGAACGTTGGAGCCGTTGCACCGAACCAGGTCCACACCTATACTCCCCCGTACTTCTTCTATGAAGCCACAGGGACTATCGGTGAGGCATCTAGACGCGTATTCGGCGAGCCTGTGGAGGCACCATACTCCAAGAGCCAGCGCATGATCCAGATCATGGCCGAGAAGATCGACCTCGGCATCCGTGAGTCCCTCACCATGAACGAGGAAGCACAATGCGCACAGATCATCAAGACCGGCAAGGTTTCCCCGAAGGCCGTTGCCTCCGACGGAACCCTGTACCCTGCCGCCGAGATTGACTTCGGTGTCGACTCCGATTTGGTTGGTGGGGCTGTCAGCACCAAGTGGACCACTTCAAACGACGTCCTTGCAGAGCTTCGTGACTATGCGTTCCTGCTGTTCGGAAAGACCGGCAGGATGCCCACCGAGATGATTCTCGGCAAGACCGCACTCGCCACCCTGCTCGGCAACTCCAAGTTCCTCGCGGCTCTTGACAATCGCCGCATCGAAGGCAACAACGTCCGTGCGCAGGCTTTTGCCGGATTCCCAGGAGTCGCCTACAACGGAACCGTCAATGTCCCGATGGTCGGTGACATCGCCATCCTGTCCTACGTGAACGGCTATGCCTACAACGGGGATGAGAGCGAGACACCAATGGTTGATGACAAGGGCTGTTTGCTGACCTATCCCGATTGGGGAACCATGGGCTACGCAGGTCTGTACGATAAGGTGAGCGGAATGCCCGGCATGGTTGCTGGAAAGTCACTGCTTCACGCCATTGAGGGTGATGTGAGAAATCACTTCGCCTACAGTGCCTACGTGCAGAGTGCTCCTTTGGCAATACCGACCCAGCTCGACGCTTGGTTCTACAAGACCGTAGTGGCGTAAGGAAGGTGAACCATGATTGCGCTTGACGATTTCAATGCCGAGATGGACTTCAACGTCGCCTCGGCAGAGTTTGGCCAGACTTTCATCGTTGTGTTCAACGGTGCCCGTCTGAGCGTGACTGGAATCGTCAGCAAGGCATGGAAACGCCTTGAGACGGATGGGCGGCTTGACCCTGGAAGCCCGATGTTGATTCCGAGCGTGGTGGTGCCGATTAGCACACTGCGTTCCCAAGGCATTACGGCTGACAAGTACAAGTCGCTCAAGGTTGAATACGAGGGTGCCGAGTTCGGCGTCACCAGCTACGAGGATGGCAACCCCGTGCGTCTGTTCCTCAAGTCGGACAGCGCATCGGAGCCGGAGCCGGAACCTGAGACTGGCGAACCAGAACCCGAACCAGAACCAGAGCCAGAGCCCAGCCCTGAGCCGGAACTGTGAGGTAAGCGATGAATATTGACACCGAAGTGAAGATACTCGGACTCAATACCATCCAGGTCGCCCTGCAAAAGGCAAACGCTCCTTATGGCGCCATCAGCAAGGCTGGAATCCGAATGGTCGGTCATGCTGCAAACGTGGGAAGAGAGATTCTCGCTAAGCAGTTCACCACCAGTTCGGGTCCATCATCCCTTCACTACAACAACATGTATTGGCGCAAGATGATGGGCAAGGCTCCGCTGGCAAGCAACAAGGCCGGCTACTACGACCGCCGTGGTGACAAGCACCGCCTGATTCACTATTCACTCAAGGGCCGGTTCGGCGTGAAAAGCGCACACCTGTCCTCCTATCCGATGAACCTGTGGGAACGCCGGAAGGATGGGAGGAGCAAGTGGATCATGACGGTGAAGCTGGCTCCATTGGTGGCCGCACAGGCACCGAGGTTCGTGGACAAGGCTGAGAGGGAGCTTGAGGCCGACATGGAAAGGCTTATGAGGGGAGGGAATTGATATGGCTATAACAGTGAACACCCCCGTCCATTCAGAGGTTGTAAAGCTCTATTACTACCTCAAGGACCAGGCAACCAAGTTGGTGCATCCAGACTTCAAGGCATATCTGGAAGCATACAACCTTGATACGGACATCGACAACATCAAGTTCGGACTTACCGACCAGCAGACGCCGGAAGGTACGCTCAGGAACATTGGTGTCTATGTGCAGGGAGAGAGCATGTACGACGCTGACGAGGAAGGTAATTCCTCCTTTGCTGTCGTGGTGGACTTCCTGCTTCGCAACAGTGATTCGGCGGCGTATCTCAAGTACGGTGACTGTCTGGCAAACTACCTTAACAGCCTGCCCCTTGGGTTCTACCGCTGGGTGCAGGGGATGAGTTACTCCCTTGCGTCAAATGGGACTAACGTGCGTGTGACCGCACTCATGATTATCATGCTCAAGCCTATGTCCGACAGTGACCTGGCTTGATTTGGAGGAAACAAGAATGGGTATTAAGACTTTAGGCAATCATGGGTTGGCATATCTGCTGACCAAGGGCACTGAGATGGTGGGGGATGCCTCCACGATAAAAACCACTGAGGGTGCATGGTATTACGTCACCGCAAAGGCTGAGGCAGGGTCGGTTATGCCGGTTCGTGTCGGGCTCCCGTTCCAATCAGCATCAGAGCTGGTGCTTGCCACCGGTGACAAGTGTGTACCACTGACCAAGAATATGCTCGGCTTCGCCCGTGGCAAGTCGCTTAGTCAGAGCAAAGCTACCACCGATGCGACCACCGACAGCAACAACGGGATTGCACAGCAGCTCTCAGACGGCATCGTGACCACTAGTGGATCAATCTCTGGTCTCAATGAGATTCCGACCCTCAACAGTGCACAGGAGTCCATCATCAAGATGTTCCAGACCTATGCACGCGACGCGGAAGGAACCGTCTCTGTAACCGAGGTGTCCACTCCGATTTCGTTGCTGATGATTGACTGGACTGCACGGCGTGTCAGTTCCGCAGGGCCTTCCGATGGCGAGCAGTGCGAAATCGACATCCTGCCTGTCATCTTCACCAGCAAGAATACCGACAGTGACTATGGTTCTGTCAAGGGCTTCAACTGTGATTTTGTTGGGCAGCAGAGTGATGACGACGGATTCGAGCCGTTGCATTGGGTCGGTGTGTACAATATTGCGGCAGAGTGAGGAAACCCGCATTGATCTACGTATGGGTTGGTTTCATAGGTGAGGCCAACCCGAGTATTGCTTACTTCACATAAAACAGGAGAGAAATATGGCTAAGATTCAGTTGGGTGCAAGTTTGATCGTGAACGCAGACAAGGCAAATGCAAACCTTGAGTATGAGTTTATCCCAGACATCAATGTACCCGCAGGGCCCAAGGGCAAGATGGTGAAGAATACCGAACTCGGCAAGGATAATGGCGTGTGGTTGCTCAAGAAGCATTTGACCGCAGGCGACAAGTCGAGGTTGAACATGAGAATGAACTCGGACGGCACGCTCAGCATGCCGATGACCGAGGTGTGGAAGGCTTCTGTGCTTGAGGTTCATGGCCTGTACAACGGCGACGAGGAACTCGGCCCCTTGGACATCATCAACGCAGTCGGCTCGGTGCTTGCAGATGCACTCATCGTGCAGAACTACCACGACTCCATGAGCAATGCAAAGCTGAGTGAGGACGAAAGAAAAAACTGATATGTGGCTATCAGGCCAGCCGCCAAAAGCTCTTTGGGCGGAAGGCGAGCTGGTTGGATGTGATAGCCATGAAGGAACTTGGAGGAAGCTCGGTTTCGCTTCCCGGATACAAGGATCCAGCTACCGATGAGATGGTGTTCTTGCACCCGATGCAGGATGAGATCGATGCCATGGAAACCGACTTTCTGGCGTACTCGATCTCGCTGTGGGTGACATTCAAGCGTTGCGGGCTTCCGCACGGCAAGGGATGGTTCGAGGAACGGGCAACCGTCATCGACATCATAAACATCCTGGAGGGCGAGAGCAACCGCTACGAAGCGTGGGCTATGAAACATCGGGATGACGAACCCGAAGATGAGGATGATTGACTATGGCCGCCAAGGTACAACTCGATATAGAAAGCAAGGCGAATACACAGGCTCTCAAGCAGGCGATTGCAGACCTTGAGAAGCTGGGCATAGCTGGAAAGTCAACGAACCAAGTGTTCCGTCAGACCAACGACCTTGAGGGTTACAAGGCGGCTCTCGTCAAATCCTATGAGACAGCCCGCACGTTCGGCGACCAGATGAAGGCCACCAGAACCGCATTTTCCGACACCAGCAAGGCCATCAAGGCCGCCCAAGCCTATCTTGGCGAGAACAAGAATAATATGTTCAGGTTCATCGACGAGAAGGGTGTGCAACAGCAGACGCGCGACATGGCCTTGATTGAGAAGCAGATTCGAGGTTTCCTCGGCAATGTTATTTCCGATACAGAGAACTACCAGCAATCCATTACCCGTAATATGGGTGAGTTTATGGATGCTGACAAATTCACCAAGGGCCTTCAGAAAACCTCTGACGCCTACAAGCTCATGGGTAACGACCTTGGTGCTGTGCAGTACAAGATGACTGCCATCCAGCAACAGGTGCTTGACATGACCGCTTCACATGCCGACCCCGAGGAAATACAGAAGCTCGCAACCGAGTACAAGAAACTCACCAAGGAACATGAGGAACTGGCCAAAGCGCAGAACGGCACCAGCACACGCATCAAGCACCTAATCAAGAACTTCGTATCTGCCCAGCTCATCGTCTGGGCACTCCGCAGTGCGTTCTCCGCCCTCACAAACGGGGTAAAGGAATCCTCCAAAGCGGCGGCAGAGGCTGAACAGACCTTCGGGCGTTTCGATGCCGTGTTCGAGGGCCTTGAGCGTGCAAATACAGCAATAGGAAACATGGTGGACAATTTCGGCGTTGCCAAGTCGTCCGCAGCAGATATTCTTTCATCCATCGGCAACACAGCCCTCGGGTTCGGAGCTTCCGCCATGGAAGCCGCGCAGTTCTCAGAAACAGTCGCCGCTTCCCTTTCAGACCTCATGGCCTTTCGTGACGTACAGGGTTCAATATCCGATTTCGCACAGCGGTTCATGAGTGGTGCATCAGGAAACGTCGAGAACTTCCGCTCGCTCGGATCCATCGTACGCCAGAGTATGGTTGACCTCGAACTCCAGAAGAACGGCTGGGAGAACCTTACAGGCCAAGCCCTCGAATGGGCCAAGGTGCAGGCACGCGTAAACATCGTGTTCGAGCAACAGCGCAAGGCTATGGGTGCCACCGAGCGTGAGTGGGATACCTTGTTGTCCATCCAGCGTCGCAACAAGGAACAGACCAAGGAGATGAAAGAGAATATCGGCGAAACGGTCAACCAATTCTTCAAGCCCATGAGTGAGTGGATCCTCACCCTCAAGGAAAACTGGAATGCGGCCGCCGAGGCAAACGAGAATTATAACAAGGGCGTGTACGATCCATCAGCAGACAAATCCTTTGCCAAGACACCTACCGCAAGAGTTCTGCGCCAAGACCTTGTATCCGAACGAAATCTTCAAGCAAATGCTATGTCAAGTGGCGTAGGTGGAAGCTTTGATCTTGATCAGGTGGATATCGAGGATTTTGCTAGACGTTTTGGTGCCACCCTAAGATATACCGCTGAGATAGCACAAGAAGTAGGTTTCACCATCACAGATTCAGTCTGGGAACAGATTGACGCATATGACGCATATATCAAAACCCTCAACGACTACAAGAAAGCTGAGGATGATCGCATTGCCACTTCCCAAGCGGCCGCCGACGCACTCAAGGATTTTTCCGCAGACATTGGTGCCATGATGAACCTTGGGCGCTCTGGAGGAATGCCTGATGTCATGGATTATGTGGGGAAGCCCTCCGGTGACTTTGTTTCTCCTCTTGAGCGCCTGCTTGGGTTTGAGGGTGGTGAGGAAGCCGAGCTAGAGGCCAAGATCAAAGGTCTCTCAAACATGGTAGAGTCATTGTTCAATGCCAGCATCTCCGGCTCCACTGATTACATCCGCACACAAGCATCCGAGATGCTCACTGTGGTTGCCTCAGCCCTTGGTGAAGCCAAGAAGGCTAAAGCCGCCATGGAGAGTGCCACCAACTACAACAAGGCCAAGAGTGGCATCGAGGACGAGCTTGCCTCCATGCAGAAGCGCAATGAGCTTGAGGCGCAGTACGGCAAGGACAACGAGGATATCATCAACATCAAGCTCCAGCAGTGGCAGGCGGAGCAGAACGCACTCGAACTCTTCAAGGAACGCTTGAGTGCCACAGGTGACGGCAAGAAATCCTATCAGGAATATCTCGACCTCATGAAGCTCATCTCCCAGCAATACGGCATCCAGCTCGACCTTGCTGAGGATTTGGCGAAGGCCGCCAAGGATGCTGCCGCCGAACAAGCCAAGGAATCAGCCTCCGACATGTTCACAGCCGCTTCCAGGGAACTCTCTTACCTTGGTTCTGACGGCGACGCCTTGAAGCAACAAGATGAAATCAACGACAAGGTTGAAGAGTATAAGAACCATCTGGTCGAATCCGGCAAATCCTTGGAGGATGCAGCAGAGCAGGCAAAGAAATATCGCGCGGTGCTGGTATCGATCAATGAGACAACCGAGTCGAACAAGGACAAGGAACTCGCAGATTCGCTTCTTGAGTCCTACCAAGACCGCAATGACAGTCTCACTGAAGAACTCGAACTCATGAAGTATCGTGCGGCTCTTGAAGGCCGGTATGCCGAGGATGAGAAAGGCATCGTAGACCTCTTGGTTCAGCAGAAGCAACAGCAAGCTGCCGCCCTCGCCTTCAGGCAGCAACAAGTCAAGGCTGGTATGGATGCCGCCCTTGCTTTCAGCCAGTACATCGACAACCTCCTTCTCATCAACCAGATTCACGAGATGAACCTCGACCTGCTTGAGAAACAGATACAAGCCGCCAAAGACCTGAAAGTCGAACAAGCCAAGGACAGTGCAACGGACATGTTCACCGTTGCTTCAAGGGAACTCTCCTATCTTGGCCCGAACGGCGACACCTTGAAGGCTCAAGATGACATGAATGACAAGGTTGCTGAGTATGAGAAACACCTCAAGCTCTTCATAGCCGATGAGAAAACCCGTACTGATATGGCTCTGGCTTATAAGAAGATTCTTGAGGATACAGCCAAAACAGAAGCCGATAATACTTCAGCAGACAAAGCCGATTCCCTGCTCAAGTCATATACCGACCGTAACGCAAGCCTCTCTGAAGAGTTGGGCTTGATGTTGTATCGTGCCTCCATCGAGGGCCAATTTGCAGAGGATGAACAAGGCATTCTTGACCTCATGGTACAAAGAGAGAAAAAAGAAGCTGACGCTCTGGCTTTCAGGGACAAGCAGGTTGAGAAAGGCATGGACGCGGTAGAGGCTGAGGTTCAGTACCAGATTGAGCTCAACAAGATTGCAACCATCCACAATATCAATCTTGGACTCCTTGAGGACCAGATTGCGGCTGCACGCACCCTAGCTAAGGAACAAGCAGATGCCAGTGCACAGGAGATGTTCACGGCGGCCACAAGGGCTGTGTCTTATCTTGGCGAGGATGGGGATGCCCTGAGAAAGCAAGATGAAATGAACGACAGGGTTGCCGACTATAACAAGTTGCTGGAGGATGCTGGCTACAAGGAAGAGGAACGTGCCCAGATGGCGGCTGACTATGTAGCCCTCCTTGAAGAGGCCGCCCGCATCGAAGGGGAGAACGCCGACAAGAAAACCGCAGAGGACTTCACCAAGGGTTTCCAGAGTCGTGTGGACGCCTTGCAGAAAACCTATGACTCCTTGGTGCTTATCAGCAACCTCGAGAAGCAATATGGATCCGAACGTGCCGCAATCGAGCAGAAGAGCATCGAGGCACAACAGGAAGCATGGCGGTACATGAAACAGCAGACCGACGAGGGTATGAAAGCAGAAGAGGCCATGAGCTTCTATCTCCAGTCCGTACAGCTCATCACCGCCGAATACCAACTTCAGCTTGACCTCTTGGAAGAGCAGGAGCGTGTCAAGCGTTCCGAGGCGCTGGAGAGTGCCGCCAAGTCCATCGCAGGGGTCAAGGATGAGCGTGCCCTTATCGGGTCATCCGATGCACAAAAGACCCAAGCAAGAATCGACGAGCAGGTATATGCCTTCGCCGAAGCAATGGTGCAGGGAAACGCCAAGTTCTCCGATGTCATGGAACAGACCGCCGAGTACCGTAGACAGCTTGAGATGCAAGCCGCCGAGGAAGCCCGTCAAGCGGTCTGGGACGGCATCAAGAGCCAGTGGGAAGGCACAGGCGACGTCGGCATGATAAGTGGCTGGGTGGATGCGTTCGCAGATGGTGGACCGATGGCCGGCATTGCGCAAGTTGCAACCGACCTGCTCACCAGCTTCGAGAGCGTGAACGAACTGCTTTCGATCGTGACCAAGTTCATCGAATATGTGGCCCCTGCGGTAGACCAGTTCCTTGCCCCGCTTATGCCGGTGCTGGAGATACTTGTGTCCATCATTGCCGACATGATATTGCCATACCTCCAGATTTTGTTCCCAATCATACAACAGCTATCCGTGGCACTTATATTTGTCACGGCGGTTGTAAAGACCGTTACCAACTCCCTGAGTTGGCTGGTGGATTCGATTGCCACGGCTGTATACAACATTGCCCATCCGTTCCGTCAGCGCGATTTCCGCGACCTCGGGGATGAAACTGCCGACATCTGGAGAGATTCCAATGAGAAGGTAGCCGAGATTATGAACATGGAACTGGACACCCGCATGGAGTTTGTTGACCAGCTCACTGAAGCCCAGCAGGGCCAGCTTGACGCCTACAACGAGATGTTCAAGGCTGGTCTGATCACCCTAACCGAGTACAACGCCATGGTCGGAAAGAACGTCTACGGTAAGAACTACGACAACGTGGACATCAAATCCTTCGCCTCGGGTGGAGACTTCGTGACCAACGGGGAGCAAATCATCAGAGTCGGAGAGGCAGGGAGAGAGCGTGTGACCGTCACCCCATTGAACTCCGTGGGCCTTGCAAGCCATGGGGGAATGCAGGTGAACAATGCGACCTACTCGGTGGTGGTCAATGGCGCAAGCGGAGACCCTGAAGAGATTGCGATGGCTGTACGGCGTGAACTGAAGCGCATGGAAAGAAGGGGGGTGAGGTATGCCTGATGTCGGATATTTCGGACTGACCTACGAGCTGCTCTTTGAGGGCGACCCCGCTTGGACGGACATAACAGCTCTTGTGGACTCCAGAACCACCAAGATTGACGTGGCCGGTTGCTCGGAGGATTTGAAGAGCGTCATTAATAAATGCTCCTTCGAGATGCGCTATAACACCAACCCTTCCAAGGCCGTGCATTCCACGATCGTTGGAAAGATTCTGTCTGCAAAACAGGCCGGCAAGACCGTGCAGTTCCGCATGGGTGGCATAGCTACGTTTGTAGGCAAGGTTGACATCGGATCATTCTCACAGAAGAACGGGCGCATCCCTGGCTTCCTTACCGTCACCGTCGAGGACAACTCCTACCTCCTGGATAAGGTCATGGACACCAGCTTCGAGTACCCTGACAACTCAGACCTTGACGACGAGGGTTGGGCGGTGTTCGACAAGGCCAACCTTGCACAGTCTGTAGTCATGCTCCGATTCTTGGATGCAGGCTACACCATAGACCAGATAGACCTCACCTCTTCCGATTCCATCACCGAGAAAGTAAGGCGTGTCGTGTATGATGCAGATGACGAGCGCACGTATAGGGAAGTGCTCGATACTCTCCTGTTCGAGCATTGCGCCGTCATCTACACCACACCCGAAGGCAAGCTGTCGGTCAGACGGTTGTACCGTGAGACTCCTACCTCCGAGCGTTCCGTCGAGGAATTTCTCGTAAACGACGGCATTGAGACCGGCAGTGGCGACTATGCCTACGATGGTGTGAAGGTCGTATGGTCGAACCTCTCAAGGCTCAACGGGGCGGTTGTCTACAATGCCAACATCACCATGAAGCTGGATGACGAGGGCAATCGTGAGGGCGAGGAGATCCAGCCACATCATTACTGGCCCGAGGATGGCGACATCGAGGAGACATGGCAGGAGTTCAACGCCACTTTCCTTGACCGTCCATACCAGACAAAGGTAAGTCGTGTAAAGAACAAGGACTTGTCCCTCATCAGCGTCAAGAACGCCTACTACGAGGTAGACAAGGACGCGGAGATACTGCTTGCCAACAACCCCCCGGAGATTGAGCCTACGAAGGCCAGAGTGCTCTGGTGGAACTCCCACAGCACCGATGTGAAGAAGCTCTACGGCTTCACCATCGTCGGGGATGCACTCTTCAGGAGCAAACTGAACGAGGCCACCTATCCGACCGATGCCAAGAAGCTGGACGATGCCTATGAGACCGAGTTTATCTACACCTCAGAAGCGGCCGCAAAGCTCGCCAACCATCTCCATCGCTTCCGCAAGTATGGCGACCTCCAGCACAAGTGGTCTGAAATCGGCGTGGAGACTCCCATGTTCCAAGTGGTTACGGTCAGTGCTCCCGACACCCTCATATCCTCCTTGGGAATGGTCATCAGCCAAAGCATATCATTCCCCGCCCCGAACAAGATAAAGCGGTCGAACAGTGCAATCGGAATCACCGCCTTCAACAGCGAACCCGTAAAGACACGTTCCATTCAGCTCGGCGGCGCTCCTGTGAACACAGGGCCTGCGGGATCAAGTGGAACCCGTTCGGTCGTCCAGTTCATTCTTGGTACGGCAAACGGGCCTTATGCCGATGCGGGAAACGTTGTGGGAACAGACACAGCCATTGTCGGCACATCCTTGGCCCTTCTGGGTGTGGATGGGGCACAGTGGGCATATGAGGCCCCAACCCCCGATGCTGGTGAGTATGTGTGGCGGCGTGAGGGCTACTACACTCCCCCAGAGGTGTGGCCGAAGGTCTGGAATATCACGCGCATGACGGGGGCATCCTCGTTTGGTTTGACCTTGCACCCATCGGCTTTGACCATCCCCGTAAGCAGCCGAGGTGTTCCTTATGGTGGTGACATCACCATCAGTGCGGTGTTCCAGAACATCCCTTCGACCTACGAGATTACATGGGAAATTGTAGGTGCATCGTTCGTGGATGAGGGGACGAATGTGTCAAAGGTTGTGGATGTGACAACCCTCACTGGAGATACAGTGCTGGTGACGGCTTCTGTGTTATTTGGCGGAACCACCTACAACGCACCGTATGTAACACTTACCAAAGTAGCTGATGGGAAGCCAGCACCCGTGTATATCGGGAAGAGCCATTCAATTCCACTTGACGTAGGCGGTGAGCCGGTCATTAAAGGTGACTTCTTCATTGTGGATGAGGAATTTACGGTTGGCGCAACCACCTACAAAGCAGGAGAGGTTTGGGAGTACAGTGGCACAGTATGGGTACTCAGTGACAGCGCCATGAAAGCCATTGATGCAATGGATGATTTTGTTGACATCAAATTGCAAGACCCATCGGCAGTTGATGAAGGCATATTCTGTGAGGTTGTAGCCAAGAAAATCATGGCTCAAGAAGCGGTGATAACCGAAATCGGCACCAAGGAAATAACGCTCAAGACTGGAGGCAAGATACAATCAAAGGTGTATATCCCTGGTGTAACTGGTTTTATGTTTAGTGCTGATGGTACATTAAATGCCATCAATGCCGCGCTTGTATCTGGTGTGTTCACAGGAAATCTTGACAGCCCACCGCTGACTACAACAAACGAGGGTACGCTTGGGAGTGCGATCACATTCAATGCTTTTTCACACTGGAAGGTCAATGATGTATACAATGCTTTAAGTGCAAGTCTTACACCAGCTATATGGAACACAATAACAGGCTCATACAATGGCACAAGCCTTGTAAAAGCACTGATTACATCTACTGCTATCAATGTAGTGGAGTATGATACTGGCGCCGTGAATAGTGAAAGTAATAATTTAATATATACATTTACCACTCAATATGCTGGTAATTATAAGTTTGATGGAGTTTTGAGAGATTTGTATGACGTTCAAGCAGGAGACTTATACCCTGAGCAATTTAGCTTGTACATAGATGGTTCACTGATTATAGATGGATGGAGAGGAATACCATCTTATACATATGCCATTGCAGCTGGCAAAGAGATAAAGGCCATTTTCCATGGAGATTATGGGGAAGGATTTGGCACAACCTTGGAGACTTATTCTCTTCGTTTCAAAGTATTGTCTATAATAAGTGCAGGGGTGTCTGTACGTACTTCGAATACATTATATAATTTTCCACCATCATATTATTATTCAAGTGTAAATAGATTGATAATAAATTCCCCATCAATAGACACTGCATCGTCAACGTACAAAAAGTATGCAAAAGCAACGGCATTCCTTTCCGGTGTTTCCTCGTATACGTTGAACATGTTCAAAACTGCACAAGGCACAGTATCGATAGATGGAGCAAATAAAACAATAAACGGTGTAATGAAAACAAGCACAGGGATGACTGTATTCCACAATACTGGTTCAGTAGCATTGATAGCGGCTACATCCGACCCAGGTTCTTCTGGCTATTATAACATTTCTGGTTCATACCAAGTGCAGGCCACCATAGAAGGAGCAGACACAAAGAATCTGAATGCAAAGGCAGTGGATACATACTCAATAGGTACAATAAAACGTTATCTAAACATAACTGCAAAGACAATGATTGCAGAAACATTCGATGATTCATCATCGAGAGAAAAGAAAAAAGACATTACCCCATTTTTGGATTCTGCGCTTGAAATACTTGGGCAAGTTCAAGTGGTCAACTATCGGTATAAGAGTGAGACAGATGAATATTTGCATACTGGATTTATCGCAGAGGACACTCCACAAGCACTTACCGGTGCTGGGCACAAATCAATGAGCCTTGGAGACAACATCGGCATGCTCATAAAAGCAGTGCAGGAATTATATGAATTGGTAAAAGGAGACTAAGATGCGTAAAATAATTATGGTGATTTTGTCAATTTCCCTTCTCACCTCTTGCTATTATATCTGGCCTGTATATCCAGAAGAGGAACCGTATGAGGAAGATACCAGACAATATGCGTATGTCACATCTGCCAATCTGTTTGTTTACAAGGGAAGATCGTGTATTGCATGTAAAGCATTGCTCCCTGCCGAGATTTACAATCCAAACAACTACGCAATCACAGTAACAGCCGACGGCACCGATTACATCATAGCTCCGCTTGGAACACTGGAACTCAAGGAGGATAAGGCGAAATGACAGACAGGGTAAAGACATCAATTAGCAAGGTAAGCGTGGCACTCGGCCTCATCATCACCATCGTCACCCTTATTGCAGGGGGAGTGCGCATCGTGGACCTCACCAGTCAGACGGCCTCCACGGTGGCGATCTTGAGTGACCGCATAGAGGCCGAGCAGGCTGAGCGCATCATTCAGGACAGCATTCTCAAGGATGCAATCATGACCGAACGTGAGGAACGCAAAGCCGACAACAACAAGGTACTGGTCAAGCTGGCTGAAATCGATACCCGTCTCCTGTATATCCAGCAGGGCGTGGACAACCTCAGCAACCGCTAGGCCGCATAGAAAGAGCAAAAGGAGCATACCATGGCAGATCCCGCAATCCAGAGTATAAACCAGCATACGCAGAAAACCAGCCTCGACTGGCTATTAAACATCCTTGTCCAGCCATCCACAGGAACTGGCTCGGGCGTAGCACCTGCGGCCCATGAGCAGTACGGCCTGTCCCTCGACCTCTTGAGGCAAGCCTTGGTGGAGGTAGGAAATGTCGTGAACAACATCACCACTGAAATACCCGGTAAGGTGCTGGACGCACGGCAGGGGAATGCCTTGCGCATCCTGATCAACTCTGTTGCGGCCGGGGTGTTGTGGCAGGATCAAGTGATAGCCGTCAGCAATACGCCTCCTGCATCTCCATCGGACGGGGACAGGTATATCGTCTCTACCGCTCCTACAGGAGCGTGGGAAGGCCATACAGGGGATGTGGCGGCCTATGAGACTGACGCATGGGCTTTTGCCACCCCGTCTGACCGGTGGGGAGTGTTCGTATACGACGATGCACAGTTTCTTTTATTCCATGAAGGGGTGTGGACGGTATTTGCCGACCTCGACCGCATCACAGAGATACTGCACGAAGCAGAGACCGCGAGAGATGCTATCCTTGAGAAT